CAGAACCTTCACTATAATAACCTGTATTATCGTCCAAAGATGTTTCGTCGTCAATCTCCTTCATTCTACTTTCTAAGTATTCACTAACATCAGATGGAAGGTCGTCACCTTTTATCATACCATACTTTCTTAAAGAGTCTCTAATATTTTTAAACTCATCATTAATTTTGTAATGTACGGACCATATAGAATCAGGGGCTTCTGTAACTCGAAGTATTTCATCTTCAGTAAACCCGTGTTCTAAAAATAAAGACCTTAATTTTCTATATAAAACATATAGATTACCGTCTAAGTTGGTTTGTTTAATAAATTTTAATGATGGTGACATTTTAATTACTCGTTACTTAAGACTACAGGTAAAATAGCGGTTAATACTGTGGTTAGTATTGTGACGTTACGTGTGTTTCTTAACCTTTTTATCTTATCTTCTTTAGATACAATTTCTAAAGATTGATAAGTAGTTTTATCTACCAAACTTTTATTGATGAACATTAAGGAATCGGTTGTTGTTTTGAACTGAGATATTAGAATATTATTTTGTTCTACAATACCATTTAAATCATTTACTTGTAGTAATAAAGAATCCTTCTCTATTTTACATAGGTCGTACTTAACTAAATCTGCAGCAATTTGTTTTGCTTGAATTGTGGGAATACAAACTAAGTCTTCACTCACCGTATCGCTTTGCGAAAAAATCGGAAAGCTCATTGTGAGACATATTATCGATACCATTAAGTGTCTTATCATAATCTTTTTTTAACTTATTTATTTGTTTATTCCTATTTTGGATTGTAGTGTTTAAACTGTCTACCTTCGACTCGGTCTCAACTAAAGTGACCTCTAAACGCTCTTTTAATTTAGTTGCGTCATCAACTTTATCCTGTAACTTGTCTTTCTCTTCTTCTAATAAAGAATCAAATCTTTCTTCGGCAGCCATAACTGCTCTATCAACAAAATTTTTGGTCATAGACCATACCGCAACACCACCTAATATACCTCCGATTAGTATTCCAATACCTAATGATATTAGTCTAACATTTTTCATACTTGTTCAAAAGTTATTTCTTTATCATTGTTTTTACCAACTTTAATTTTAAACTTTTTTTGGGCTGACTCCATATTTTTAATTATCATATTTAATTTGTCTTTAGAAATTACACCTTCGGGGTCACCAGCTACAAAATTTCCGTCTAACTTAAATTCACCTGTATCCATATTAAAATTAACAACGTCAAAATTACTAGCTGGATGATATACTTTATATAGTAATTTTTTACCTGAACTAGTTACGTATTCAATTTTACCGTCTTTAATACCTGTAAAATCTTCATATAAAGATTTAATATCCTTTATTTCTTCTTCTGAAATAACAATTCTTTTATCCATAACAATATTGTTTTACAATAAATACTTTTGAAAACAAAAAATCCACACTTAGTGAGGATTTAAATGGATTATTTCCATAGTATTTGAATCACAACAATAGTAGATGCAAGTATAAGGGTAACCAAAGTCTTAGGGGTTATACTTTGATTGAGGTGTAACCATGTCAATAATGCGTACACAAACATACCCAAAGAAAAACCTATTAACCTACTCGGCCACAACTCGCCATTAAAACCTCCAACACAATACTTTGTTCCATATATAAAAAAATAAGATATAGGTACACCCATAAGAGCCATAAACCAATTATTGTTTTTAAACCAATCGTTTATGAATTGAAGATTTAACTGATACCATACGGCAGTTTGACCTAAAAGGAATAATATAGAGCCAGTTATTATTTCTTTTATGCTATTCACTATCTTCAGCTCTTTTAACTATATCAGGATTCTGTTTAATCGTTTGAATAGTAATTAAGTCTTTAATTTTAGTGGTGGACCAATTGTGTGAACGAGTAGTATAGATTATATCTATGGGTAAGTGGTCACCTGTACATCTTTTACCAATATAGTCATCACCTAATATACGTACATCCGGCTTATAAAATTCCATCAATTGAACCAGTTCTTCCTCTGTTTGATAGCAAACTACCTCATCGACGTATTTGATGGACATGAGGGTCTTATATCGTTCGTAGAGGGGTACTACAGGTTTATACTTAGTGAATCTTGTTTCAGATGGGTCTTTCTGAAGAAATACCATAAAGTAATCACAATGTTCTTTAGCCGTTTCAAACGTATAAATGTAACCTGGGTGTAATAAATCAAAATTACCCGCAGTAAATCCTATCTTTCCTTTTTTACTATCCATGTAACAATAATATCATATATAAAAATGATAGTCAATAAAAAAACCCTCCGAATAGAAGGGGTTTTTTTATAAGTGTAGTAAATAAAAAACCTACCTGAATAGTAGTGGTTAATTACTCTTCGTCTTTATTATATGTGTCTACGTGACCCAACTTCTTATTCACCATTTTATGGAAGTTTTCATTCATAATTTTCATACCTCCTTCGTGTTGTTCACGGATGGTGTTTTTTTCTTGTTCGGTTAAGTTGTTTAATAAATGCTTCATGTTTTATGTTGTTTTGTTATTATTACAGAATCCCTTAACAGGTACACCTGAACTGGATATAAAATTATCGATAGCTTTAGCCAGTTCATCACCCCTATCGTAAGAGACTCTTAATTCTTCGAGGACACCGTCTTTCAATTCCTTAGACATCTCAAAACTTCTACCCTTATTTACTGCTCTAATTATATCATCGATGAGGTTCACCAACTTACTATCTAATTTATCTAACAATAAACCAATCGCTTCGTCAGGTGTATTCACTTTTTCACCCTCCTGAACTTTTTTAATTACATTTTTAATTGCAAATACACACTGTGCAACAGCACCTTCCACGTTATCACAAAGACTGTCAGAATCTGCAAGACCGTTTAAGGTTTTAAACAAGTTCATCATAACATTTTTATACTTAGTGACCAACTCAATGGCAGTAATTTTAGGGGGTCTGTTCTGAACTTTATCCTTTACCTTATCAATAATATTTTCATCGACTGAATACATGTTAAGAATGTCCCGTTTCTCAGACTCAGATATAATTACTCTTTTACTCATAATATTCTTTTATTATAAATATCACAAGAAAGAAAAAAGACAACCCAAATTATCTTAAAGAGTCACTAAAGTAAGTCCCATAAGAAAGTCCAAAAAAAATTTCCGGCATACGAAAGGTCTTATATTATTCTTCAAAATCGTTCATAAAGAATGCCAAGGTTTTATCCAATACTGCCAAATGGTTTGTTTAATTTTCTTTTTCATTTTTTCTCAGGTGTTGTAAAATGCCATTGAATCAATTTGTCTCTTAGTTTTTCCGCTCCTCCTATAATCTTAAAAGGAAAAATCACAGAACGTTCATTTCTTGTCGCCAAATTGTTTTTGTCCCATACAGGGTTACCCGCCAATTCAAAGTATGCACGTACTTGGGATTTAGGGTTATCTACCAAAGCGTTCATGGGAGACATACCATGTTGTGCCATTTTAGCGGCCGGTGCGTATTGTTCACTGTCATAACTATATTTATTATTTGTTCCCTCGGTTTCGAACCAAAAAAAGAATGATTGCATTGCTTCGTTTAAAGCATTACCATTCATTGTTAAAAAATAACCCAAATTACTTACATCACCTGTTTTAACTTCTTTAGGTTGCAACGTACCAATAAAAATTAAATCACTACCAACCTTTACAGGACCCAAGTTTGAGGATTCTCTTCCACTCTTACTTGTTCTAACATTAACTTTAAGTTTTTGTAATGGCATCGTTTGTCCGTTAATCGTGATTTTATCCGAAGCCATATTTTCCACCGAACCAAAATCCTTTCTCATATTAGGGTCAAGAGAACTATTTTTAAAACCTGATTTATCGACCCCTTGTTCAGATATTAAACCATACATCTCTTGTATGTTTTTCTTTTCTTGTTCTGATAATATTAATCGTTGTCCCATAATAATAATGTTTAATAATAAATATATCCAAACCCACATTATCTTAAAGAGTCCCATAAGAAAGTCCAAAAAAAATTTCCGGCGTCAGAACGAAAAAAACTACGACCGAAAGGTCGGAAAAAAATTTTTCAGTGTTCCGGCATACAAGAGATTTTAACCTCTATACTTGTTAATGAAGTGTAATTTCTCCTCAGAATTAGGTAAACTCCTTACCGTGTCGTGTAAAGTCCTTCCTTCTTCAATTATATATGTTTTAGCCCATTCCATGGCCTTGCGATAATCTTCAGGGGTATAATTAAACTTATCCATAATACGTGTTTACAAATAAATATATCAAATTAATGGGGAATGTCTCTAATATACGGAACTTTTTCTCGGTCAGCAAAGATAAATTTGTCACTACGAAAAAAAACACGTCCGAAAGGACGGAAAAAAATTTTTCGGTAATCCGGCATCAGAGAGATTTACAAACAAATAAGCAAAATAAAACCCCCAAACCGAAGAAAGGGGGTTAAATTTACAAACGTAATGGGGTTACGCTCTACGGAGATAAGTTTCATCACGAAGGATATAACCAATAAAGGCAAATGAACCCAACATAATAGGTGTCATAACTCCTGAACCCCCCATCATAGAGAGATGCATGACCACAGCTCCCGTCATAATGGAACCCAAAAGAACGGAACCATATAATGAAGTACGGGGGTATACAAACAAAATAACACCAAGAACTTCAAGAATACCCACCATAGTAAGGTAAGGGGTTAAGTTCATAAATGTAAAATTGTTTACCATTTCTTCTGTGCCGAAGATTTTAGAGAATCCCCCCATCACCAACATGAAAGAAACAAAAGCTGTAAATAACCAACCTAAGTTGGTGAGTGTTAAATACTTTTTCATAATATATAATTTTAGTTTTATATAATATATAAAATAATAAAATACTTGTAAATAGATGATATATAAATAAGATTAACGATTACCGTTAGTAGATTCCAATTCCTCTATTTCCTTAATCAAGTCGTCGATGTTAATATTAGGTCCACCTGTAGTAGGCATCTGAAAAGAACGGTATCCCCTACTCTTCATGTCATATAAATTATCTTTAATAGTTAAAAGGTTCTTCATTACTTTTTATATAAATTTATTATTTAGGAATACGTTTGATATGGGGAACGATAAAATTATTTCCAGAGGAAAACCAATTACTACGAGATATCTTACACTCATCATACTTAACCCTACCCCATAACCCAGACTCAAATAAACGAATACCCCGTTGTGAAATAAAAAAATCGTTGATGTATCCCTTTAAAAAAACCCTGTAGTCAGAAGGGGAGGTGTTACCACTATACTTACTGACTATAGTATCAAAGAATTTCTTGCTCCAATTAATATTAAAACCGTAAAGATAAAAACATATCTCACTATAATCATCACCTTTATTCATAAAGACTAACTTAGGTTTCTCTTCGTCAACAAGAAACCAATCAAAGTCTTTACAAAAATGTTGGAATATTAAATCGTACCTGTCTTTCATATGTTGGAGGTTGTTAATAATACAAAGATAAGTGAAAATTATTTACTTTCCCCTATTGAAATGTGATTTAAATATAACCTGAAGAGAGATGAACATAATAAAAAAATACTGATACCATATAACCCATCATCATATGCATAACAAGATAAAATTAAATACAGTAAAGGGATTTCTAAAGTCCTTATTATATCACCCATATTACTTGACCTTAACTGTGATTTCTATAGGTACCGTAATGGTCTTCTCATATGAAGGGGAAATCCCTATGTCCCCATCATAATCCACATAGGTAATCTCCACTTCCCCACCGTCAAGAAGAACCTGAGATATAGGGGGGTAAATTCTTTTATAGTTATTTGTTGATGACCCTATGAAACCATATTCTGTAATTTGATTATTGTTTTGTGAATCACCTACTAATAGACATCCTGATGTATCCTCAGCAGTATTTCCAATATGAATTAAAATATATTCAAATCCTGGTACATCCCTAACCCATAACATCCCCTTATTAAAGTCTGTACCAAATCGTTCATTATAATCTTGGTTCATACCTCCTTCTGTTCTAAGAGTTACGTTGTATGTTCCTGATGGTACCCGTGTCTTACCCGATACCTTTTCATCTCTATACTCATCTTCCAAAGTATAAGATAGAAACTTACGTTTACCGTCAGTTACATCAAATAAAATCCCATTAGTTGATGTCCCCTCACTTGATATTCTTAATACTTCTAGTTTCATATATTAATCATTTAATAAATGGTACAATATCAATATATCTTACATTCGCATTCAGACTCCTATCTTTAAAATATGTAGAATGTATTTCTGTTAACTTACCGAAAATATCACCCTTCAATCCCATACTATCTATACCCCTCATTCCTTTACATTTTTCCTTTAATGATATTTTGATTTTAGGAGTAATGTATTCATTGAACTTATCGTTCATTCTTTTTTCAAAATCATCTTTGGGATTGTCAATTGCCAACGACTCACCACCAGAAACAAATCCATCGAATTCAATCTTATCGATACATCTATTTACTGAAGGTAACATGTACTTCACAAGTAATCCGTACTTTTCTTTAAAGTCCTCCATAACGATAAATACCAAGTAAAATAAAAACCCCTCCTAATTGGAGAGGTCTTTTAATTCGGTCTCTTTTACTACTTCCCTATTTTTCTTATATTCTATCCTTTCCTCGATTCTTTCACGGTCATAATACTTTTCAACCTGCTCTAATCTCCACTTCACATCACCAATCTCCTCGATAATTTCATTCTCAAAATCTACCTTAGGTTTGTTCAGTTGTTGGGTAATAATTAGTGCAAGTTCCAAACACTCTTCCGCCAACTTCTTATGTTCTCTTATTACTCGACCTATTTTCATTGTTTTGACTTCTCCTTTTTTTTAATATACTTCTTTAGTTCTTGACCATAAACTTTACGATACCCAAACTCTTCCATCCTACGTTGTCTGTTTGGAAAACGACTAAAGTTCCCCATACCATCCATATCCATTTCATCCGCATTATCGGATAGGTTTTTAAAATCTCGTTCCTGTTCTTTATGTGAACGATTAATCATGGTCAACAACCCCAACATATAGAGGATGAAAATAACTGACCCAACTGTGAACATTACAATTTGCATGACTATTACTTTTTGTTGTTATAGTAATCGTTTCGACGTTGACGAATAGTAGTTGCCATACTCAATATTGATGGAACCCAAATTCCAACAAAGATACCTTCGAGTTGATACCCCATAAACCACAAGGTTACGGAATACAAGAATGAGACAAAGGCAAGAATTACGGGATAATAGATTTCCCAAAATGTGATTAGTTTGTTTTTCATACCACAAAGATAAGAATAACTTTCCAATTTCTCAAATTTTTTCTGGAAATTTCCAGAAAGGTTTTTACCCCTTTTTCAGAAAGAGGGTCTTGTTTCTATATAATAAAAAACCCCTCCGAGTTGGAGAGGTTTTAACTAAATATGGTTTTATTGATTATCAGGATTTATTGGTATTGGTAATTCCTTACCGATTGTTTTATCACTAAGTTTTTGGTCAAGTTTCTTAACAAACGTTTTATAAGTATTAGTGAAATCTGAACCATTTGATTGTGCAATAATTGTCCCTGTTTGTATTTCAGTTAATTTAATATACGTGGCAAACTGGTCTTTCCAAACACAGACAATATAATCAGTTTCAGTTCCTGACCCACCTGTCCCTGTCTTACTATTACATAAAGGGTTTTTAGATGTACCGTCTTGCTCATTAATCAAACCATACATCTCTTGTATGTTTTTCTTTTCTTGTTCTGATAACATTAATCGTCGTCCCATAATAATAATGTTTAATAATAAATATCCAATTTTCCCAAAAAATTTTATAAACAATTTTTTCAGGATTCCCATACAAATTTCATTTAGGCTATTGAACCCCCTTTTTGACCCCCAAAACCCCCAGGGGGAGGGGGGATACGGGAGGGTATACAGGGGGGACCCCCCATAGGAGGGGGTATATAGGGGGGTTCTTAGGTAAACTCCATATGGGTCCCCCCTTAGTGTATGTTGTTCTATGAGAGTCATGTCATGACAACCACATATCCAAATATAATAGGGGGAAGTTATGAACTGACAATATGACAAATGTTGAAAAGTATTGGGGGGATTGTTTGGTATTGTCAAATATTATTCGTATCTTTATGTTGACGCTTCAGATTTAGGTAGGGGGAAAAATAAAGCATCAACCTAAGTTACGGCGAATTAAATTAATATCCAAATATTTATTGTTAAATTATTCCATATGTCCAAAGATTATTTCAAGACTCTCCCCTCAGGTTACATAGAATATATTGATAAGATTATGAAGAACTTAGTTGTCGGTAGTCACAAAGCACCTGAGTGGTCAGATGATTGGGATATACGTTTGGATAGTTTAGATGGTACCCCCATATTTTCTATTAATGGTGATAGTACTTATCCCATTTATAGAATCAATTATAACCCCTCAGCTTTATTATTCAATATGGTTCCCATGGGTGGTGAAGGGGAACAACTCGAATTCATTGTTAGAGCATATGAAAAGTACAACATTGAAAGACTCGTATATGATTTCTTCGAAAGAAGAAACGAAGACATAGAAATCCTTGGTAAGGGGCACGGGTTTAACCCTTGGACTCCTACCCGTTTTAATTAATAACACATGAGTATATTAAATACATACATCGGCAGTGGACCAGAAGATTTTGACTTCGATAATATCCTACCCGAAAACTATATCAAATACCTTGATGGGATTATGGGGAATACCAATATGATTGTATCCACCAAACCTAACACTCCCCCATATTATGATAATGTATATGTAGTTAATTTTCTCCATGGTGTTAAACCAACAAAGGTGGTGATGAGATTACAAGGTGATATGGGGAGTGACAAATATCAGTTCCTGTATTATAACCCGAATGTCTTTATGTTTAATATGATTCCCCTCGGTATATACCAAAAAGAAAAGTTGGTGAAAAACCTATTCGAAGAATACTTTAAAGATAATATTATTATACGTTTTGAAAATATGGGGTATGAACTTATCTTGAATACTATTAGAGTAATGGACGGGAAAGATATAAACACATACTAATCCGTTTCCATAGGGTTTTATTTTATAACTTGTTCATAACTATTTCCTCCTGTTGATATCATTAGGGGTAATTGTTGATAAATAAATGTGTCATTTTATTTGGTTTTGTCAAAATGTCATGTGGACTTTGCTCACGGCACAGAACCTTTGGAGGGTTTTGTGTTAGTATTACCCCCTCATATTTTCCAGCTAATAATAAATAAATCGATGATTTCATCGGCAGAATCCCCACTTTTCTTTAGTTTCCCCTTACTGTATATGTCTATTTAGAGAGAGATAGAGGTAGGGTATATATTCCAGATAAAAAGGTACATTATAAAGGGGGTAGCGGTGAGACGAAGTCCTATAATCCCCTCCAACGTTCTCCTATCGATAATTTCTTATAAAACCCCAACGAAAAGACCATGAATTTAGACTTTCTTAAGTGTCAAAATGTGGTAGAAAGTGGTGTAATATCCGAAGGATTATGTAATACTTATGAGTACATTTTCGTATATGGTTTTCCTTTTAGAAAACCCCTTAGTGTGTATGTCTCTAAAGTCTCTGAGGGGGAAGACTTCTTAGGTTATTATGGGGGGAATGGAACTATGAACGAAACATAACGACCCGTGTATACGGGGAGTGGTTCACGTAGTGAAATGTATAGTGAGTAGTTCCATTTACTCCATAATATATCAGTTAGTTCTTTTTAAACCTATAACGTGTGAGTAATCATAACATATGGAATCATACACCTTTAATATTTCATCTTTATATTTTATATCGTATAGTTCTCCTTTACCTGGCATTACTAAGTCATTTTCTTTTTTATATGGTGCCACGTTTTCCTTTAGTGTGGTTTCGAAATCGAATGCCCCTTTTGCTTGATATTTAAGGTCTCTAAATGTTTCTATTATTACAGGTTTCTCCCCTTCATATCTCATTTCATCACATATCCTTTGTTTTACTGTATTCTTTGTGTAACCTACTTTTAGGAACTCCATACCTTTTACACTAAAATGAACGTAATATACGGTATGTTCTCCGAAACAAGATTCTACTCTATTGATAATAGTGTTTATTATATTTGGGAATGTTTTCATTATGTCCACGAGTATTTTTATTTTGGTCTCCGTGGATTCATTTCTGATATTTAAAAATCTTTCGTATAGTTCTTTCATATTTTAAGTATAGTAAAAAAATTTGTTATTTCATTGATTGAATATTTTAATTTTCTATATTTGTTTTATTAATGAGATAAAAGTTATGTTAAAGTATTTCATAATACTGTTGAGTGTATTTGTTTTTATATACATTATTGATGAAATAAAATCTAAGGATTAGATGAAACGTTACGTAAAACGTTAATTCCTGAAAATCTTACACAGTTGGTTATTTAACAATACTGTGTTTTCTGTAATGTTGTATTTGTGTAATACTTCGAATACAACACTTTCTACTATTTCTTTTGTTACACCCGAATCTCTTTCTATACACAAATTGTTGTTTGATTCTATGTCTACTGCAAGTTTCCCCTCTGATTCCCATGATGTAGGATATATTCCGAAACTATATAAACCGTAAAAGTAATCTGATGTCATATCTAAATTGTATTTTGATATGATTTCTTGTACAATCTCCTCTGTTATCGATTGGAACTTTACTCTCATCTCCGTCCATTTCTTTTCGTCTGTTGAATCCCAGTTATAGTACGCTTCGATAACTAAGTTTGGTGCTCCTAAGTATTTTCTGATATCTTCTATATTAGCAGCTTTCCATATCGTATCTACATACTGTGGGTCGAAGTTTGGTGATGTTGGATTTACCTTATCTAAGTCAGGTTTGATTTCTATCGTTACGATTGTGGCTCGCTTGTTTTCTTTATGAACGAACCACGCGTTGTTATGTCCTAAGTGTGCTTCGAAATCTAAGATTCCTTTAGCATATAATGTACCGAACAGTTTCTTTACCGCTTCGAATAACTGTACCTCATCTTTAGAATACCCTATTTCCATATGTTATAAATATGTTTGTTTATTTAAAATAGTTTATTTATTTGTGTATGTAGTTACATTTTTTATATATTTGTGTGTCGTCTTTACCCGCGATTACGTATTTAATAGTAAAACATATATGAAACTCATTTTAACATCCCTATTTATCACTTTCTTTCATATGGTGGCTAGTTGTCAGTTATCATTGGATTCATTGGTTACAGACCCTTTGTATGTCCCTAATGCCGTTACGTTTGACCACGACAATATAAATGATGGTTGGAGAGCAGAAAGTATGGTTGAATGGGATGACTATGAAGTTTTAATATATAATAAATGGGGTGAGTGTATTTGGATGAGTGCGGATATTGAGGAGTGGTGGATTGGTGACCATCGATTTAAGGGTACTCACTATTCTCGTGATGGTTTGTATACGTATAGTATTTCCGCACGAAAGGGACTTGATTATATTAATAAAATGGGAACTATATACGTTATTCGATAATGGATTTATATGAAACCGTACATGAATCATTTGTATTATCTTTGATAGTGTGTTCTTCTTCTATTTCACTCGCATCAGTTGTATTAGTAATGGTTTGGTTATTTATTAGAAATAAAAATGAATACTACAAAGACGGTGTGAAAGTAGATGGTTATGAAGATTCTCTCTGACTGTGGCTGGTTCAAATCCCCCTACCCCCTTTTTTCACTTCTTTAATATTTATCATTAATGGAAGACAATCTATCAGATAAGTACGAGGAGTCAAAAAGGATTCAATTGTTGTTTGACGGTCTGTTCTTTAACAAGATGGGTTTGTCTTGTGATGTCGTATATCTACCATCCATTTTACAACATATAGTTGTTGTAAATATTGATTTATCGAAGATGTATCCATCTCTTGGTGGTAATCCTGATACGATTGAAGAACTCAAAAAGGGTGGATTCCACAGGGATTTATCTAAGTCTTTGAGGTATATTGACGTTCTACCTATGGATGTGTACACATATCCTGTATTCTCACTCGATAAAAAAGGTTTTGATGATTTGGATAAGATTAGAGATGGTGTATTAAAATCTTATGAGGAAGTAAAAGGTGTTATTGGTCATTGCCTAACTGAGGTTGATGTTGAGTGGATTCCTGACTTAGATACTATTTTAGGTCGAGACACAATGGACGCAATCGATGAGTATATACTTAACTTAGATGATGATATATCATTAGCCTACAAACCATATTTATATTTCATGTATGGTCAAGGTAAGTGTGATGATATGAGTTTACCGTCAGCTTATAAAGTGATTGACGATATAAACCCTGATGTAAAATACATGAGACCTGAAAGAATTAAGAAATGAGAGATTTAATTAAAAAAGTATTAAGAGAAGAGTCAGAGTCCATGGACATAATGGATTTTTGGAGTAACTCTCCTAAGGTTACTGATGTGAATGATACCAAACAAATGGATAATTTCATGTGGCACATCATCGATTATGTGGATTTTCCATCTGATGGAAACTACAGAAGAATTAAACCTTTTATCCTATCTTTAATTAGGTATGGTATGATTGATGTTGAGTTATATACCAATATGTACACATGGTTGAATCGTAAATTAAGAGAAATAAGTGATATTGAGGAAACTTTTCAAATGTCATTAGATTATGTTGGTGGTGATGATTCATATAGTGACTGGAAGTGGCACGTTCTGTCGTTAGGTAAGACTAATTTTGAACGTATTAAAGAGGGTTACGATGACTCTATTGAATTTGTTGAGTCACTAAGACCTATAGAATCCTTTAATTACGCATGGCCCCATCCATATGACTTTAGAGGTCATTAATTATCCGAAGTCATTCTAAAAGTACAAGCAGGTCTACCGTTAATTAACGGCATACCGTGTTCGTCATAGGTAATCGTTTTTACCTTCGTCTTCTTGTTTTTAAATCTTCCCGTTAGTATTGTATCACCAACCTTTACTTCTAACTTAATCATTTTGACATACTTGGTCTCTGTACTGAGTTTAACAGTCCATCTCTATCTTCCACCCATTTACTAACGAAATCTTTATCGTTAGCGAAAACCTTCCAAACATAAAAGTCTTTAAGGTCATTAAGTAACATCCCTGTATCTATTTCCATTATATTATAATTTTAAATTCCCATACCTTCCAAAAAAGAGATAGTACTTTTATCTCGTGGTGTCTTTGTTTTCTTAGACTTAAGGTATTTAAGAGTTTCCCTAAGTTCGTCATTTTTATTCTTAGGTTTTATTTCCCCCTGTCTTTCAATAGGTTTAGTTATTTCATCCTTTTTTTCATTGTTTTTATAATAAACATTAGGGTAGTAAATCATCTGATATACTTTAGCCGCTCGTTCAGCGTTAAAAGTAGTCAGATAGATGAACATGTAACGAAGGATTTCTTTCATAAAACAAATATACGAAATATTACCCTTAAAAAAAAACTTACCAAGAACTTTTTTTAAATGAATACTTTTACCTATATTTGTAAAAAACAAATCTCATGGACATCATCATCGCACTCATCGTAATCGGTCTAATTTTTAGTTTTGGTAGTTCTCTATTGGAGGGTATCTTTTCGGCAATTTCAGGTGGAGGTAAAGTCATCGGATTCATCATCGGACTCTTCATTTTGTATCTCTTCCTTACTGGTGGTTGTGGTTAAGTATTCTTCTAATTTTTCAATACTAATTTTTTGAAACTCATTTTTAACTTCTGTAATATGTGTTTCATCTAATCCCATATAAAGTTTAAGCGTGTCTATAACCTGATACATATCTGCGTCTCCAACTAAGTAAGTATTTTGACTAATAGGTTTAGTATTCCATCCAATTTTTGCCTTTCTAAATACAATATAACCTTCCTGACCCCCCACTCCTTGGAATGTGACTTGATAGTTACCTTCAATTTCAGTAACTATCGTTTTAAAGTTTTTATCTAAAAATTCTCTTATTATCTCCATCCCAATAGTATATTAATTACGATAAACAAATTTGTAATAACTGATTGAAATACAATAAACGTTCTGATAATTGCAACTTTGTCGCTGTACCAATTATCTTTTTCATTTGCTTTTGAACCTAATGACTTAGCCCAAATAGTCCAGTATTTTTTGACTTTATCGTTCATTGTATTAATTCAATACAATAGTAATCAAGTTTTTTTGTTGAGTCAATTATATTTTTATAATATATCCGTTTTCTGTATTGCTCTCAAACCTTTTTTTATACTTATCAAAAGTATCTTCACCCCCTACTAATCTAACTCTACTATTAGGGTTATTATAATATTTTTTTAAATCTAATAAAGGTACGATTATGAATCTGTAAAACTCTTCACTATCTTCTTCATTAAAACCAAGGTATCTTAAAATGTTAAAGTAACTACTACTAGGTATGAAACCAAAATGGTCTATAAAAAGACCCACTATCTCACCTTTTTTAGTGTCAAAATATATGATTTCGTCTTCGTCCTTAGGGTTAGTATTTCGGTATACTTCTATATCTTCTTTAAACCCTATTAATTGGTTTTTTACTGCGTCAGGTAATTCGTTAAATTTATCCATCATCTCATAATTCTTTCACACATTAGATTTACATACGAAAATCCACTTTCTTTTATTCCATAAGTTTCAAACACATCATCAGCAATCTCAATAAGTTTATCACAATCCACACCTCTATCCATAAACCCGCTGTCAGTTCCTAATCCACTTTTACCTAATGAGTGTGAATATGCCATTATGGTAGTGTCGCTTGGGTATTCATGATTTGTTTGTAGTTGAACTAAAATATTATACTCCTGTATTAAATGGTACGGTATTTTATATTCATTAGTTAAGATATTAATGACCTCGTCATGACAATTCTTAACGACCTCTTGAACGTATTCATCATTTATATATGTGTAATCTTGTAATACGTTCGACCCCATCGGTGATAAACCAGTGTATTTTAAAATATCATTTACCTTATGTTCAATTTCATGGACTATTTTTTTATAGTTTTCGTCATAGGTTGGTGAACCCTTATACTGTTTGTCTATATCGATGTAAAATTGCAATAATACATAAGGATGGGTCGAATTTTTGACTACGCTAAAATCATGTTTTACTTCACTATTTTTGAACAGTACTGAGTCTATTATTTTGTTGAGTATCTTGACTGACTGTTCTAAGTCCTCTATTAGTTTTTCTTTATCCATTATTATATCTGTTGTTTAAAATATTCATGGAATAACTCCTCAACTTTTCTATGGTCAGGATAAAAATTGTCAAGATACATTGTTTCAAGATTATGATAACTATCATCATAGTATCTCATTTCAGCCAAGAAACAAACAAAATTACTACATTCTGAAAATATATCAAAATCTTCATACGTACCATTTGTGTAATAATCGTGAACTATATCGTTTAAGAAGTTGTCTACGTTTATTGATAACAGTTTACCATTTTTGTTCTCATCAAACTTTATGTCGTCAGTTTTAAAATAACTTTTAATATCACTCATTACCCTTTCAAATACCTCATCTTCTGAAGCCTGTCTATAAGCCCAAGTATATATATTTTTAAGCTCATCAATAATATCACTATCTTCTAAATCATCAAAATCAAAGGATTCTTTACCCATTATTTTAGATAGAGTATTCTTTTCTTCATCGTTTAAAACATTCTCAATTTCATCATTTTCAAATTCAGGGAACCAGTCTTCGAACAATCCAGAATCATCTAAAATACCAGCTAAGTAATCAGGTCTAATAAGATTAGCCAAATCTTGTTTATCTAAAATAAGTCTGTTATCATCTACTATATCATACCTAAAAAGTTCTTTAATATCGTTGATGATATAATCAGCATCTTCGTAATATATTAACTTCATACCAACGTGTTCACAACCTACAGACTCTGCTAACTCTAAAAACTCAGACTTATCTTCCGATAATTTATTATCTATAATATATTGTAAGTATGACTCACAGTCTTCATTAAAATAGTTTTGAAAAAACTCTATATCGAAAACATTATTATTGTAACTTTCGAGCAGTTTTTTCCTATCAGTCAGTAAGACTTTTATTAGACCTTTTTTTCCTCCGTTTTTCACTTATCTTTAAGTATATGTAATAAATACTTATAAGATATGATTATCACCTCTCACTATGAATTAATTTGTTTATATCTACTTGTTGGTACGATTATTGGTTTCTTAATGGAAGGGATGTTTCGTTGGGTTGATGAAGACGTTTCAGGTATTGAGCGTTTTTGGTTAGTAACACTTTGGCCTCTTATGATATTAATTTTTATATACTACTTATTAGTAGGAATATTTGATTCAAATGATTAAATTTTATACAACTATATTATTATTATTCTCTCCATTACTTTTGTTAAGTCAGAGTGAAAGAGATGAAAAGATAAGGAAGAGAAGTGAACGTAACACTCCTACAACTAATTATGTGGAGTCTACACCTGTGTTTGTACCAACTCCTGTACAATCACCTGTTTTCTATCCTAATAATTATTCTCCTTGGAATCCGTATGTACCTTACAGAACAAGAAATGATAACGGTATTTTTAATAGACGTAACTCAAATAGTCAAACTGAAAGAAATTCAAAACCTCTTAAAGTAAATTTAGGTTTTACTTTTAGTCCTAACAAACCATCATCAGTCGGTTTATATGGAACTCTAGGTCGTGAAACATTTATTTATTTATCATATGAAGGTAGTAGTAAGTCTGAATATGAGCACTACTATAATATCACGTTTGAAGAAGTGATGAGCTGGGGAGATGAACAAATAGACACTTTTGAGGAGTATAGTTCTTTCTCTATCGGTGTTGGTGGTAAAGTATTTAATTCATTATCCCATTTTGCAGGTGTAAATCTAAGTACAAAAAAAACCGATTTAGTATTCTATGATGAGTTTTCAGTTCTTTCTTCAAATGGAGAATATAGTATCACAGATAAGGTTGAAGAGGACTTTAATCTTATGTATGGTTTACTATATAACTATGAGAAGGTTACTTTCGGTTCTTCTGCGTATTTTTTAGGCGACACTCGTTTTAATTTAAGTATTGGTTTTAACTTTTAAAAGTAATAATTAAAAATCTTACAGTTAGGATTCATTTTACTTAAGTTAGGGAATGTTACATTTCCAATTTCGTTATTATCTATGTGTGATATATGTAATTCGGTAAAAGAATTACAGAATTTTTCATAGGTTTTTTTCCCTCCGATACACCAATCAACATCGTAATAATGATTTTCTGAGTGTTCTATCCTATCCACAACTATTAACTTTCTATTCCTTAAAGGTGGAAGTGCTTGTGCGGTTCTATAACCAACTAAAAGAGATGAATGTTCTGTGAGTTTTTTAAAGTGTAATAAATCCTCTTTATTGTACCAAAGTAATTTTTCATTCAGACCAATAAACCCTAAATTATTTACCGCCACTATAGCTTTCATATCTCTTCTATTCTTTTGGCTTTGTCATCTATAACCAAATCAAAATGTGGTTTAGGGTTTGGGCTCATCCCTGTTACTAAGTCATGAAACTTACATCCCCAACCTGTTAGTTGGTCCCACGTATAATCGGTGTAATCTTTTTTAGAAACTGAACCTCTTGCGGTCCAATAAACTATTTTCCAACCCTCATCGTATAGTTTATTTATCTTATCAATATTATCTTCAATAGGTATTGATAAATCATACCTACGGTTATTGTTATCTTCGTAATAACAAATAGTCTCGTCAATATCTACGAGTGCAACTTTTTGCTTACCTTCTTCGGTAAGTCTTTTTGCATTGTGAAATTTCATTTATTTCTACTTTTAAAATTTATATCTCATAAGGTGACTCACTAAAAGTTACTTCTTTCAAAGTTGAACACTCTTTAACTAAGTATTGTATGATAAACCCTTTAAATAACCTTTTGTCATTGAAGGTTAATAGATTCCCATTTTCTTTTAGTTTAAATGTATTTACTTTCTCTATTACGTCAATCTTATTTATAATTAGTTTATTTACACCGTTAATCTTAATTCCTTTTTTTAAATCGTCTAAATCTAACCACCCGATTTGTCTTGGTCTACCTGTAGTAGCCCCAAACTCATTACCAACTTGTCTAATTAAATCAAATGTTCTTGATGGTTCTTCAAATTTTTTATTACCAACGTAGGTCCTATACGCCTTTGCAATTCCATAAACATCTCTAACCGTCTGATAAGGTACTCCGTTTTGTAAAGCTCCCGCGACTGTACAGTGAGATGAAGTTACATATGGATAGTCTCCCCAATCTATATCCAACTCAAATCCTTGCGCACCTTCAAATAATATCTTAACCTCATCTTCTCCGTGAAGTTCATCATACATATCAACTACGTAATCAAATACTTCTTCACAGTCCTCTGCTCTTAATCCCGTTCTGTTATACTTTTCTCGGTATGTAGGTCCGTTACCTGTTTTTGTTGTGCCTATTTTGATGTCTTTGGTATCTTCCTCTACGTACTCATCTTTTGTAATGTGAACTCTCTTATCTATTAGTAAGTTTTCCCTAACTTTGAATCCTCCTTTTTCTAAGGTTCTTATTTCCTCTTCAAGTTTTGATGGGTTGACTATACAACCTGGCCCAATTATAGATTTAATACCATATATAACACCTACAGGTATATAATGGGTTACGAACTTATTCCCATCATGGTATATGGTGTGACCCGCATTCCCACCTCCGTTATATCTAATTACGTGTGTGTACTCATCTTTTGTCGACGCTAAAGCGTGTGCCACTTTTCCTTTTCCTGTATCACCAGCCTGTAAATCGACGATGATGTCTGTGTATTTAATCATTTCTTTTTATTAACACTTAATTATAATATTTATAAACGATTAATCAAGTATGGCACACCCATTATTACACGCTAAATCATCAGTAAAAAAGTTCGGTGGAGAGGTAGAAGACTATATTGACATTCACAACTGGTTCGACGAGACTAAATCATGGATAGCACACAGTTACCACAGAGCATTTAGACACCATTCAGAAGGTATATTTGAGTGTGAAAAGGTATTTGGTGAGTCATTCATCAACTCAGACGGTAAAGTCGTTTATACACGTTATGTGGGAGAACAACATGTAAAAGAAGATTGTGCAAATACAATTCCATCAGCTAAGGATTGGATTGACGCACTTAACAAAAAAGAAAAACCTATGTGGATGACTCGTAGTATGAACTTAAAGTTCGATGACTAATATTTATTAACATGAAAGAACAAAACGAATTAAAGGTAGTATTAAATATATTTCAGAAGTTCTTAGAACTTAATAAATGTAAAAAAGTTATAATTGACGTAGATGGGTACGACTTAAATGTCAGTGATGAAAGGTTTATGTGTAATGGTCAAAGGGTTAGTCCACCAATCCCAATCGGAAAGTTTATTGAAAGTTTCATGGAGTCCATAGACGCTAGTGCTGATTTGGATAGAGATAGTGAAGATGGTGAACAGGAAATATATAACTACGAATTCGTAATTGATTCAGAAAACAAACAAGTCTCTATCCTTGGTAACTACAGTAAATACATAGTTGAAGAAACACAGATAACAGAGCTGTACGCAAATGAAATGGATGATGAAGAGTTTTCAAACTTCTTCAAAAAACTAAGGGAAGAAGGTGATTTTGAATTGGACGTTCGGTTTGAAGGTGGTGGTGACTCAGGATGGATTCACGATACAGGTGAGACAAGAAAGACTGACAATTACCCCGTACCTCCATTCATGATGGAAAAAATGTATCAAATGTTAGAAGATTACCCTGGTTGGGAAATCAACGAAGGTTCACAGGGTGAGTTTACTTTTGAATCGGCAGGTGGAAAAGATAGACTAACTCTTCATTTCAATATGAATACTGAAGTAACCGCTGAAGATTTAGTCTATCAATTTAAATATTAATTACTCAGTGGAGCCTTAATTGTTGGGTGTGACTCATAATTATTAATCTTATATTCAAACTCACCATTTAAAATGTCTTGTTCAATAAGATGAATCTTAGGTAATTTAAAAGACTTTCTTTTAATTTGTTCTTTAGCCTGTTCTATATGGTTATTATATAAATGAACATCACCTAAGTTACCAATCAAATCACCAGGAATCATATTAACTTCATCGGCTATTATTGTTAACAACATCGCATAAGACGCAATATTGAAAGGTAATCCTAAAAAGGTGTCTACACTCCTTTGATTCCACATAAGTGAAATCTCACGTCTTGGAATACCGTATGAGTCCATATGTTCGTGGAAATAATCACTCGAACGACTCATAGGATTTACACCTTCATTATAGATGTCAATTCTCTCATCTAAATTTAATTCTCTTGTGTATACTTGAAAACCATAATGACATGGAGGTAATACCATTTTATCAATATCACCTGGATTCCACGCGTTAACCATGAGTCTCCTTGAATCGGGATTATCTTTAATCTGTTCTATTAAATTTTTTATTTGGTCAACAGAAGACTTAACGTTTGGGAATCCCTTTTTGTTTGTTAGTTGGTGGTCGTACTTATCCCACTTTTTCCATTGTTTACCGTAAACTGGTCCTAACTCCCCATACAACTCCGCAAAACTATCATCAGTTTTAATGTTTTCTATAAATTCATCCATAGACACATAGTCAACATCCGTAGCTAATAAGTTCATGAGTTTATAATTCTTATAAGCATCTCCGTTCCATATCTTACAATTATTTTCAACTAAGTAACGAATATTTGTATCTCCTTTTAAAAACCATTTAAGCTCTGTCATAAGTGATTTAATCGCCATCTTCTTAGTTGTAAGAAGTGGGAATCCATCTCTCATTCTATGACGTATTGAATAACCGAAGATTGACTTGGTACCTGTCCCTGTTCTATCTTTTTTTTCTATACCATATTGCATTATGGTCATCAAAAGTTCTTGATATTGTTTATCTAATTTATTCATAAAATTGTGTTGTTATAATCTTCTTTATTTAACATTACAAGCTCACCTCTATATTTACCGTAAAAATCATACTCGAACTCTTCAATTAATTCGAAGTTATCTCTTTTAAATTCATTAACAATAACATAGTCAGATTCATTAGGAAATCTCATTCTCACTTTAGAAAGTTCTTTCACCGCTTCGTTTAGGACCCTATCTAAAGCATCTTCTTCATCGAAGTTAATATCTTCCATAACTTTAACTGTGTTGAAATTCAATTATAGTACTCACTATAGGTACTCTAAATAAAGGTGCATTTTTTTCTGTATCTTCTTGCTTTTGTAGTACTTCATAATAATCATCATGTGTTTTTATTGTCACTACATTCTCATAATGTCTTGTTGTGTCTCTATGTGTAAATGTTAACGTGTGCTCAGACGTATTAAATTTTAATTCTATCATCTTTTGTATTTTTTGTAATTTTATTTTTATAAACAGAAAAACCTTTCCCTATATTAAGGGAAAGGTTCACATTAATCAAGTTTTATTCTAATCAGTTTCCAATAACTAAATCACCATAATCCAATTCATCCATACCTCCTTTCCCCTCTACCTCATCGTACATAAAAGCCTTGACTACAGCAACTAAAGACTGTTCTGATTGGGCTATCTTTGATTCCATCCAATCTTCTAACTGCTCACCATCTTCCATCATTTCCCACATTTTATACGCTAATGTTGCTATAGTAAACATTTGTTGTTTGGCCATATATGAACCGTCTTTACTCTCTTTCAAGTTATCTTTAAGTTTTTTAAGCTGTTCCTCTGTAATAATAATATTACTCATGTGTCTTTGTTTTTATATCTTATAAATATATCCTTATTTGTATTCCTCACAATAAATGTGCTCCCCGTCTCTACTTTTAACTATAATATTTACTATATAAATTCTACTTTCTATGTTATGCTCAAGACCTAAAAGTTTAAGTATTTTTTTTGGGATTACGTCAGCTTCCCACCACGCTGGGTCTACATTGTAATCATACCACAAACCATCACAATCAATATAAGATTTATTAGTATTTAGGTACATAATAACATTAAATGAGTATTTAATTTCTTTAAATCCATTTTTAACTAACTCTTTCCTTTCATCTTCATCAATTTCACTGAATTCAAATTCAAAACGATTAATAACATTTTCACCTCTACCATATTGATTCCATTTTCCCGAATCATCAAGTTTACCTAAAATACTTATTATATCAGGTGTGTTTAATAGTTTTTCTATAAACTTAAATCTACTAGTGTCTAACATACATATAAATATCACAATATAAAAAAAGGTGGAGAGTTTCCTCCCCACCTGTAAGGCCGACTTGGATGTCGAACTCCACCACTCGTATCACGACGAGATTAATTAACCCCCTCTTTCATTTTAGTAACTGCGTACTGTCCGAGAGTCATGGAAGATGTGCTTCCTACAATCACACATTCCTTAAGAATATCATAAGGGATGTGAATGAGATTGTCAACCCCGTTGAACATAGAAAGTGGGTTTTTCAATGCCAATGCCGAGTGGATGGCGTTGAGGTATACTTTGTGTTGGTCCATTTCGTTCTCAAACTCTTGGTTCAACAACTGTCCAAACTGTGGGTGAATAATGACTACGTTTTTCATATCACAAATATAAGAAAATTAATTCATACAAACAAATAATTCGTCACGAACTTGTGTAAGTTCTTCAGTAGAACATTGGTCAAACAGGTATTCGTACTCTTCAGGGATGTCTTCCATCATCAATTCGTGAATTGGAAAGTTGTTAATGTAGTTGTTCAGGTGACTCAGGAAGAATAGGTTACCTTCGATGTCGCATTCGAGAGATTGCCAACGCATCGGCTCATTGTGAATCATATTGTCGAAGAGGTTGAAAGAGATTTCATTGTTTTCCATATCACAAATATACACATTTTACTTTAATATCCTAACTTTTAAAAAAAAAAGATATGAGAATAATTGTTACAGGAGGATTTGGTTTTATAGGTTCAAACTTTGTGAACTTAGTTAGAGAGAAACTACCGACAGCAGAAGTAGTAATCTTAGATAAAATGACTTACGCCGCTGACCCAAATAATATTAAACTACCTTGTAAGTTAATTAAAAAAGACATATGTAACGTCACACCTGAAGATTTAGGTTTATACGATTACATAGTTCATTTCGCAGCTGAAAGTCATGTAGATAATTCAATATTGGATGGTAGACCTTTTATGAATACCAACGTTATTGGAACATTTAACTTGGTTGAATGTGCTAGACAAAATAAATCTTTGAAGAAATTTATCCATATATCAACAGATGAAGTTTATGGTGATATGATGGACTCTGAGTGGTTAAGTTCAAATGAACATCACAATCTCGCTCCAAGTTCTTACTACTCATCTTCTAAAGCATCTTCAGATATGATAGTACTATCAGCTAACAGGACATTTGGTCTACCCTATCTTTTAACAAGAACTTGTAACAATTATGGTGAAAACCAAAACAAAGAAAAGTTCCTACCTAAAATTTTCGATTCTATCATGGATGAAAAAACTGTTCCTGTTTACGGTGACGGAAAACAGATTAGAGAATGGATGTACGTTAAGGACAATGTTGAGGTCATTTATGATTTGATGATGGATGATGAGGTTGTCAATGAAATATACAATATTGGTACTGATAATACTTTCTACAACTTAGAGTTAGTTGAAAAGATATCTGAAATTATTGGTAAGGATGTGACTTTTGAGTTCGTCCCTGACCGTTTAGGTCACGATAAAAAATACAATTTAGATTGTACAAAACTTAAAGAATACTACAAGTCAAAGGGTGAAGAGTATCAACCAAAAGATATCATTGATTGGATGAAGTCATTCCTCCTTGAAGAAGTGGTGTAAGTATATCTAAGTATCTCTTCTCCGCGTCTCTGGTCATTACGTAAGACATGTCGAAGTCGAGACCCATAGTATCTTTTATTCGATTCTCTAAGTATTCTTGCATTTCAGGTGATTGCTCATAACCATAGTGTATGAGATTAGATGATGACGGTAATACTTTTAAGTCAATAAAACCCATTACGTTTCTAAGTAAAACAAAGTAAGGTTTACCGTCTTTGTGTAGAACCGCAGTGTCGTACACAAAACCTGGTAAGGTTCTATCTTCTAAATCCGTAAATATTAAACCATCTACGAGATTGTCTATTTGTTTCTTTAATACTTCAGGTAATTCCATGTTATTTTTTTATCGATTAATTATGGTCATACAATCTCCATGCGTTTTTATAGTTGTGGTCCATACCAGTCATAAACAATCCGTACTTATCAGCTATGTCTAAAAAAGGTTCTTTTACTGTCATTCCTATTTCAGTAGTTACTTCATACAAATCATCCGAGCTAATACCGTGGTCAATCATAAATAGTTCATCAAAGTCCCATCTAGTATCATCATCTCTATCTAAAAATTGTACTGAACCGTTAGTTATACGGACCTTCATACCTAATTCAACATCATATGGGTTTTCATCAGGAGTGTGTGTTTTCCTACTGATAACCCCAAAAGCTAAAGGTGTCACATCCATTTCGTATCCTCCTGAAGATATATGTCTTTTTTTACCTATACCTATTTCTTTTTTGGCTAACTCAAGTGCTTTATCATATCCACCATGGAATTTTATTTTCAGTTTGTCAATCTCCTGTTCGTGTTCTAAACAGTTCAAACCAATATATCTACAGGGTGTTAGTTCTGTACCATTTTTACCCCAATAGTCAAATAAGAATTCTTCTACTTGAGGACTTAATTCCTTTTTTTTAGGTACTCCTTCCCAACCTTCACTCATTTCATACTCATCACTTTCAGGTGAAGCGTCAGTAACATGTGAATACTCTAAGTCTTCTTTCAATATTTTACGGATAAGTTCTCTCATAAGATATCAATAAATAGTTTATAAACAAAAAAACCTCAGTCGATTAGAACTGAGGTTTTGATATTATATATATGTTGGGATTGGGGGTTAAGGACGCTGAGATTACACGTTTGAAAGATTCGTCTTTTGTGGGATTATTATTACGTTTTCCCCACTTATCCACTCCCTTGACAGGAGTATCGAATCAGTGTCGGTTACTATCGGTAACCACTCGTATCGTTGATAACTACTCGATTATTACTTTACTCTCTTAAGACTTGCGGTCTCTCAAAGGGTTAGCCAACCCACGAGGTATTTTATAACCAATATCCTTAGACTTGCGGTCTGAAGGAAAACTTCGTTGACAAAGGTCCGAAGTATTAGACACCTTTCGTCATCAACGCTCGAAGACTCGTGCTTTTCTAATTTAATTTTAGATAAACAACATGGATTTATGAAAGATGTGCTTCGAGAGAAGTTCTATACCTTTGGAGTACAGAATGCTTCACACCTCTCTGTAAGTCTGTCAACTTACGGTAATTCAGGACCACGTTAACTTACGTATCGGAGACCCATCATACTGGTACTCAGCCCTACAACACCTGACAGGGTGTGTCGAACCGTCACCTATAGCTTTTCCTATTGATATCACTATCTCAACTCTGATATTCCACGGATTCAGAGTGGTCTCGTCCCTTTAGCAGTTGCCCTTGGGGTCTTGACCGTAGCCACTTTGTTTAGTTGTCAGTCATACGACTGCGGATATCCGAGAGTTGCTCAACACTCTTCAATCCCTTTAGTCCTGTTGCCAGGGTTATCTACGACGCTAAACCGCCGATGACTAATAAACCTTTGTTTAAATTGAAAAAGGGGGTTAATCTTTTTTGATAAACTCGAACCAAAGGTTGTTCGTCATTAGTATTTCAAAGAACTTTCGACAAAGATAAGAAACTTTTTTCTTATTCTCCAAATGTTTTTTTACTTTTTTTAAAAAGGTAATATATAAATATTATTATTTTCTTCAAAAGTCTTACAAAGATATAAAAAAATCTATTTGAGTCAAGCAAAAACTACAATTATTCTTTAATTCGGTAGTTATCGAAGTTATTCATTAATGTTTCTAACCGACCACTAGCGGACTCCATCTGTTCAATTAGTTTATCCATCTCTTCAAGTATACCAGGATGTTCTCCAATACCTGAGGGATTGTTAAAGTAAATTTCAAGTGTTGCTCGACTTTCTTCAATTAGCGCTTCGTATTTTTTAACCAAAGCATTAAAAATTATTGATTTCATATTATTCTGTGATTACAAATATTTATTATTATGAAAGTAATCATAAAAGATAATATTTTTAAAGTCAAACTTTGCACCACACAGAATTCAATATCTAAAGGTATGATGGGTAAAAGATTCGATAAAGAATTTAATGGTATGTTATTTATGATGCCAAGTTCAGGAGAACAAAGTTTTTGGACATATAACTGTGTTATCCCTTTGGATATAATTATGATTAATAACGGTGCTATTGACACTATTAACCATAGTTGTCCTCCATGTGAGATGAAAGAAAAATGTGAATCTTATACAGGTAAAGGTAATGAGGTTTTAGAATTACAGGGCGGTACCTGTAAAAAATTGGGTATTAAAAAAGGAGACCGAGTCTCCTTTTCTTTAGTTTGATTTACTTTCGTTAATCTTTTCTTTTAGAACTTCAACGAATCTTCGTTGAATCATCTTTACAAACTTAACGTATGGAGTGTCTCCCTCTTTTTTACCATACTTCTTTTTACCTGAAGGAGGTCTCTTACTTCTACCAAAATAATTTAGTGCTGAAATATTTGTAATACATTTGTGACCACCTGAGTTTGCTTGAATCATTTCCCAAGCGGGTACCCCTAATTTATCTAATATTGCCCACTCAGAATCAGTTAACTCATTCGACGGTGTATTCATAATCGTTTTTAGTCTATCCATATACTCCTCTCCTCCATCTATTGAACGTACTTTATCTCCATAAAATGCTTCTAAGTCGGCATTCGTAAATCCTACTGAATCTTCATCAAAACTTTTACCTGATTCAGAAATCCATTTAATTGTAGATAATGGAATTATTTTATCTTTTAGTTGTGGTTCCCATTTAGCTAACACTTCTTGAGCTATCTCACCTAAGTTTACACCTTTTAATTCTCTCTCTCCTTTGAATGGGTTACAACTCGCCTGTACCAATCCCATTGGCCATGCTATGACTAAGAAGTCAGCACCAGGGTTATTCTTAAATGGTGTGTACCTATCATAAGAACCTGGTTTAAACATTGAACCTCCACCGTATTGTACAATTATACCATCATCTACATAAACTTTGTCACTATTTTTTTGTTTTTGAACGTATCCTTTTTGATTCAAAGCCATTTCTTCAGGACTTGCATACCCTTCTTGTTGTGCTATCTTATTTATGTTTTGAAATATATTCAATAATGATGGTGTTGAGTTCATTACCAACTTCTCTAAGAATCCAGGTTTGTTTTTATATGCCAATAACAATTTATTTGTTGCCAAACCTAAAGCCATTTTATTTTGCTGTAATCCTTTATCTTTTTGTAATTTAAATATAAAGTTCATAATGTCTTGAGGTTCAAGACCAAATCTAGCGAAATCTGCCGAATCAACTGTTGATATTAATGTAATATCATCTGATGGGAATATGTCTGATGGTGACATAATATCAGAAAGTGTTGCCACATTTGAACGAGATGACCTAAAGGATGTTGAAGTATCTCCCTCAACACCAGTCTGACTATCGTGGTGGTCTGTATGAACCACAAACATAGGTTTACCATGTGCGAAATCAACTAAGACCGGCATTGTATCTCCTTGAGCGTCCTGTTTCTTAACTGCAAACTCTTTATCTCCATATTGAATTATTTCAGAGTCAACAACTTCAATACCATTATTTTCTAAGTAGTTTTTCATTGCCAATGCTGTAGTGACACCGTCTAAATCTTGGTGAAAGTAAATTTTGGCTTTCTTATATCTATCGGCTAAGTCTTTTATATTTCTTAGTCCTGTCTCGTTTAATATTTTTTTCATTACGCTCCTATACTTCCAATGTTTAAGTCACCATCCAAAGCGAATGATGCTACTATTAAATCAGGGTTCTCTTCAAGTCTAAACCTATACTGAGTTCCGTATCCACCATGACAAACTTCACTTAATTTATCACCTCCCAACTCTATTAACCAATTTAGTTTGTTTTTATCTTTTACGACTTCTTCAATACCTTTAACTTGATTTATTGGTATACATTTACTTTCTTGCTCATTCAAATATTGTCTTTTTGTTGCTGACTCGTGAAGATTTAATATTCTATCTTTTTCAGAGTCATCAATTCTAAATTGTCTCATGGTAATATACTTTTAATATAAATATCACCATAACAAAAAAACCCCTCATACAGAGGGGTTTTTTAAATTTATTAAGTTATAATTTAATTTCAGTTTTCAGTATGCATATACTGCTTACCGTTAAAGATATAAATTGTTCCAAATGGAATGTCGCGAGTGCTGTCAAATCTTTGACCCATGACATTGTAGTAATTATTATCTCGTGGTTGTTGAGTGTACTGAATCTCACCGACACTATTAGTGGTGTTGTCTAACAAGACTGCGTCGATAGCATGAACTACACCATTTTGAGCTTCCAAATCAGCTAAGACTACTGTAGCCGTACCGTTAATTGTTACTGTTTCACCGACACCGACTGTTAAAGTACCACCACCAACTGTAGTTGCTTCTAATCCATCATATAAATCAGTACTCATAACAGTAGTACCTAATACGTGATACAAAAGAATGTCAGTCAAATTAGGAAGGACCAAAAGGTCAGTAACCTCAACACCCAATGTGGTTGCTAATGAAACAAAAGCGTCATCAGTTGGTGCGAATACTGTAAAGGTACCTTCGCCTTCTAAAGTCTCTTGTAGACCTCCTGCAATAACTGCAGCTTCGAGATAGTTATGGACCTCACTTGATTCAATCCAATCCCATACCGCAGTTACTACAGGTTCGGTAGGTGGAAGAAGTACCGCGTCAATAACATGAACAACACCATTATCTGTTGTAATGTCAGCAACAGTAACCATTGCGTTATTAACCATAACGGTACTATCAGTAAGAGTGATAGTAATATCCTCACCCAAGAGTGTTTCAAAGGTATCACCATCCATTAAATCACCGCTCAATGCAATTGCGTTAACAACATGGTACAATAAGATATCACCCAACCCTTCAAGAGCCAATAACTCTTCGGGTGTAATACCTAATTCATAAACCAAGTTTGTAATTGCATCATCGGTAGGTGCAAATACTGTAAATGTACCCGTGGTATCACTTAACGCTTCAACCAACCCCGCCTCGATAACAGCAGCTTCCAATAATGTATGGTCTTCACTACCAACTATCACGTCCACAACGGTGGACTGAGAAAAACTAACTAGGGATGTTAAGGCCAATCCCAATGCCATTAATACTTTTTTCATGTTTTTTTTTAATTTGTTTTTATTGTCTTCATAGTATAGAGTATTAAAAATTATTAGTCAACTAATAAATTGTTTAATTTTTATATTGTTTTTTTAAGCAAAAAAGACCCCTTATTATAAGGAGTCTTTTATCATATTAAAAAATTTATCTTGTCTATTATTATCAGGTTTTTCAAAAACTTTTTCCATATTATACTCACATATTCTTTTTGGAATTTTTAATCCATTATAGTTTATGTAATCATCTTCGTAATCTCTATCTATAACTCCGTTAATTACTCCGCGAGTTTGTTTTAGTGAAAATCTATTATAATTTTTATCAAAACCTGTATTTACTAACCAAACTTTTACTTTCTTATTATCCCCTATCCTTTCTCTGAACATGTCAGTGTAGTCAGATATTTTTCTAGGTAAGAATGGGTCGCCAAAACAAGGTGAGAATGTTGTGGTGGGTTCAGTAACCCCGACTTCAGTACCCGCAACTTTTGATGTATATCCTAACCCAAAGTACTTAACAGCTTGTTCTGTGTTGAGTAGTGATATTGGAGGTAATACACCGAAAGCATCGAAAGATAAGAAGAATATATTCTCAACCTCTACGCCCCTACCTGTCATACTTACTTTAACGTCACGCCTTATTTGGTCCAATGGGTAAGAAACTCTAATGTTTTCTGTTATACTACTATCACTAAAGTCAACAACACCTTCCTCATTAACAATAACGTTCTCCAATAATGAAGTATTTGTTCTAGTGAATTTACTATGGATTGCATCCCATATTACAGGTTCTTTATATTCATCTAAATCTATGAGTTTAGCGTAACACCCACCTTCAAAGTTATATATGTAATCATTATACCAACCGTGTTCATCATCCCCAATAAAATACTTTAAAGGGTCTGAGGATAAAGTTGTTTTACCAGTACCTGACAGTCCAAAAAATAAATTAACACCTCTACCATCTTTAGTATTAGCGTTAGCGGAACAATGCATCGGTAAGACTCCTCTATCAACTAAAAGAGTATTCATAACGGTAAAGATACTTTTCTTTATCTCACCCGTATAACTCGTACCAGCTATTAGAATTTTTCTATCATCAAAATCTATTATTACGAAATTCTCATTTTTAACATCCTTGGGTCTATTTTTACTTACAAAATCAGGACAATGTAATATTTCCCATTCAGTGAATGTGGTTGAGAATGTTGTTACAAAACTTTGTGGGTCAATTAACATATTGTTGAAAAATATAATTGCCCAAGGCTCAGTACTCGTTATTTTAAAAGTCGCGCTGTGTTCATAGTTATAACCTGCTACTTGCCTAGCACTAAAAGTTTTTGTTTCTTCAATATAATCTTTAATTTCATTTTTTAATGAAAGATAACTATCTCTATTTACCCTTTGGTTTATGACTCTTTCAAAATCGATTGTATTATCTGTGTATTTTCCCTCAGAAAAATATCTGTCTTTAGGTGACCTTCCAGTAAACTTACCAGTATTAAAATATAATAGACCGTCTTTGGTCGTCTTTATTCCTCTCTCCTTAGCAAGGGCCATTAATTGCTCAGTAGTTTCGTAATAAACCATTTTTTTTAGTTTGTTAATTCATCAACTTTTATTTTAAGTTGTTGTTGTTCCAACTTATAATCTTTAATTCTTTGTTTAGCAACTTCACAATAGTTTTTTGAGATGTCAATCCCTATCCATTCCCTACCTAACATTTCCGCCGCTAAACAAGTTGTTCCTGAACCGTTGAATGGGTCAAGTACTATATCTTCTTTATATGAAAGTATTTTAATTGCTCTGTAAGGTATATCTAAAGAAAATGTTGCCTTTGTTTTTTGTTTGGTGTCAGCAAAGTAGTTCCACTGTCCAAAAACTAAAGACATAAAATCTTTCTTGTCTTTATCTTCGTAAACGAGTTTCTTTCTCATCCCACCTTTTTTAGTATCTTCCACCATTTGGTGCTCTCCCTTCCATTGTGGCGTACCCTTTACCTTTTTCTTGTGTAAGTTTTTGTAAGCCAAAATTACACATTCCTTAGGGTTATAAATATACGGCGAAGAAGGACTCATCCAACTTCCCCAAGCGGTTGTCTTACTTCTGTGTGGTGAACTCTCCTCCAAATCAACAATACCGAAGAAACCAAAACCAATCTCTTTCATTATCATCCACATCTCAGCAGAGAAATAAATTCTACCTCCTTTATCCTGTCTGTTTATTTCATAAGGTATGTTAATAGCAATACGACCATCGTCTTTCAATACTCTATAAGCTTGAGTTAACCATTCCTTCGCGAAGACTTTATACTCCTCAAAGTATTTGTCATCGTCCCAACTATCATAATCAATACCAACACCATAAGGTGGTGATGTAACAATAAGGTCAATCGACCCCTCCTCCATCACCTCCATTTTCTTTATAGAGTCTGACGTATAAATCGTGTTTGTTTCCATCTTCATTTTCAATTGTTTTTATTCTTCTTTCCAAATACCATAAAGCTTTCTTTAAGTCTTGTAAAGGGGGATTATCATCTTTTTTTCCACTACGACCTATGTATTTCAATACGTTAAATAAGTAAGCATCTTTGTCTATTCCCCAATTTTCAGCCACTTTTACTACCTCATATGGATTATCTTCACCTCCGTAATGTTCAGGATGGTTGACATGCTCTTTCATTTTTCAAGTAATTTTAACATTTTATCTTCGATATCCATCGCATCTTTATATAGTTGGTCTGACTTTTTTCTATTTATTGTAGAATAAAGATTAGATTCATTTAGTAATTTTTCTTTCTTTTTACGTAATGACTTTAACCTTATTAATCTAAAGATATTCATTTATTTTTCGTATTTTTTTCTTTTATTCTCTTTTCGGAGTTTTCTTTTCTTTTTTTCTGACATATTATCAGTAGTATCATTTAAACCTACCACTGGTTTATTTTTTTTACCTTCTTTCCAAAGGTTTTTAGGACAGTACTCCCATCCGAACTTAACAAGGTGAATCGCCTCTTTATCTGAGACTCTCTTTATCTCACTATTTTTCTTAATTGTTTTCATAATGTTTAAGATTTTCTTTTATTTCATTTATTGGTTTTTTGTCTGTGAACATTTTGTAAAACTCGTGTGACCAGTCATCACCAAAAATTAGCGCGTCTGAGTTGAACAAGTTTTCCATATAATTGTCCTCAGTCATTTCAATTATTTCTTTTGTTATAAATCGCTTATTGAAACCCATTTTAATTCTGAATTAAGTTTTACTGATACTATATGTTTTTTATCCCATTCGTTTGGTGATATTAAAGATAAGAACTTTTCTTCGTTATTTCCATAGTATAAATGATATATGTTACCAACAACTGGCTCAAAGGAATAGGTTGAGTTATATATCATATCATTTAGATTGACTTCGTCAACCAATTTATTGTATTTTTCTACAATTTGTTCAAACTCTGATTTGAATATTTTCTGTAGTTTGTTTGCACCTTTTTGCTTGAACAAGTCAATATCATCAATCTCAATCTTTGGACCTGATATACTTGAAGCGTAGGGTAAGATATTTGCGTGAAACTTTTCGTTCTCCTCATCCCACACAATGTGGTCAGGATATCTACTTTTCTTTGGCATTTGTTTCTTTCAATTCATCTAACTTTATTGTCTGAGCAATATAGTTAATTACTTTTCTCTTAATAATTGATAGTAGACAACCCTCTAATGGGAACTCACTATCAAACTTAGCTTCGAAAACCAATGACCTTTTTGTGAGTTTCTTTTTTATTTCTTCTCCCCTTTCTACAAGTGTGAAAATACATTTTCTTTCGTCATACTTAGGATGAATCTTTCTTATGTTAAATTTATATAATAACTTCTCATCTTTATAATCAAACTTTATATAACCTTTTGTTGAGTTCTTTTTGGTGAATTTGAAATCTTTATTCGTGTTTTGTATTAAAACCGATTCAAATACAATAGACCAGATAGATTTTGCAATTAAAAAGTAGTCTTTAAGTCTATCGTTAGCGTCTTTAGATATCTTAACTATCTCTTTTAATTCGTTAGATTCAAATCCTGAAAGTTCTTTATAAACAATATTAGCTAGTAGTATTTCATCATCAACATCTTCAGGCTCATTTTTTAAGTGAATTCTTTTTAATTTACCTGAAATAGAGTTCAAGTTAGCTAAGTGTAATGTTAATTCTTGAAATGTTGGGTATAAATTAAAGTTCTCTAACTCTTTATTTATTTTAGAAATATAATCTAATAAAACATATTCTTTATGTTCCATATCTATAGGCTCTTGTAAAATCCAATCTAAAGGTAATTTCATAATTAAATATTATACCTTAAGAATAAAAAAAACTTTTAATTAATCAATTAATCTACCCTAAATACATAATAATCGTGACCATCAATTCTAATGTCATATTCTACACCATCATAATGTGATATATTGTGACCAACACCATCCGTATCCACCGCATCCTCAATTATCTCATCTTTATTTAAGAATTCCTCAAGGTCTAAATCGTAATCTTTAATATAATTTTGTGGGTTAGACCTAACGTCACTTAAATACTCATCCACCTTTTTTTCTATCATTTCCTCAGTGGGTTCTCCCTCAGGACTTAATGTTAAATCATCTCTCTCCTCTTCTAACTCATCTATTTTATCATATACTTCACCCCTTTCATCACTACTATAAGGTAACGAGTCAGTATCTCTTGTCTTTCTATAAAGTTCTTCAATCTCTTGGTCTAATTCTTCGTGTCTTTTCTTTTGTTCTGTAGATAACGGTAGTTCATCTTCATCGAATATAGATTCCCAATCATCTCTAACATAATCATCATACCAACTCTCAAAATAACTAACAATAGAATCTATGTCTATGTAATTCATCAAATAGTCTTCGTTAAATGACTCCATTAACCCTATGTCATTAACCAAGTCGTTTAATCTAGATTTTGCGAGTTCGTAAACATCATCCCATTCACCCACAATATATTCACTATCTGTTTCATTTTCACCCATCCATTTAAATGCTAAAATTTCTCCAGGATAAAAACTATTAGTCTCAGGTATTAAATTATATATGTCCTCATCTTCACCAACTTCATTCACTAACCACTCATTTCTTAAACCACTCATCACAGCATTTGCCTTTCTTCCTACCTCATCTAATTCGTTGTTTTCAGGATTCCACGCATCTCTTTCTCTTATATCGTCCATCCTCCTTAGTAATCTTTCTCTTCTTATTCTATCATCTCTTTGGGCTCGTCTTTGTAACTCTTGTTTCGCTTTAATTTCGTCTTTAAATAATTCGATATCACTAGCGTAATTTGTTGACATGTATCTTTGTATAACATTATCAATCTTTTCAAACTCAGGTGTCCCTAAAATCCACCCCACTTTAAATGAATCATCAGGCGCATTATAGAAAATTTGTTTTCCATCATATTTTTGTAACATTGCAACTTTATAAAACTTACTACCTGATTTAGCTTTTTTATCTAAAAAATAAAATAATTTACCGTCTCTATTGTAGGACATAAAGTGACTATCACTACTTTTAGCTGCTGTACACCATTTACTACCCGCTCCGTAATAACAACTAGCCTCATGTGTCTTTGGCGTTATCACAGTAAACCTGTCGTCTTCATACACTATGTCAGCCCCATCTATTTTTTTAACGTCCCTCCTTACCTTGTTTTCGTGTTTTTCAATCGCATCTGTAATATCTTTTAAAGTATTGTATTGATTAATATCTTTTATTTCTAAATTTTTTTGAAATTTTATAAACTTCTCTACCGCAATTTTCGCTTTAACTAAATCATCATTTAGATTTTCAGATGAAATGACCTTACCTAAAAAGTTTAAAAACTTTTGGTTAGATGACAGTTCTCTTGATAATAAAAATATCTTTTTTAAATCTTCTTTATTAAATTTATCTTTATATCTTGATAGGAATTCATCTTTTCTTCCTTCTAACAATACTTTACTAAGATTCATAATTGTGATACTTTTATGATAAATACTTAAGATTATAGAAATATTCTATCTACGGACTATTTATATAATGAATAATAAACCTCTATAAAAAATTATCAATAATGGGATGTGGATGTAAAAAAAAGGCTCAACAGTCTCAACAAACTGTTCAGACTCAAGCTCAAACAAATACTCAAGCAGTACAAGAAGCCGTAACAAAAACTGTTGAAAAGTATTATAAGAAAAAACAATAACCTATATTTTTTAGGTCATTAATTTAAAAGAGTCTTTTTAGACTCTTTTTTATTTATTGTATGTTTTTTTACACCTATTATTTAAAAAAATTAATAGGAATGGAAAGTGTATTGTATGGGACTAACTTGTGTAATATCTTAGTTAATGAGATAATAAAAGAATTTAACGTTGTTGATAAAACACATATTAGTAACATCACTCTTTGTGATTTATCTCAATTCATTGTATTGAAAGGAGAAACAACTATTCAAAACCCTCTAAATTATTCTAAAGTATTCAGTTCTTTCTTAAATGGATTATCTGAAGTGGAAAGGAATTTTAATGTGATAGACTTAATAAACTATAATTCAAAACCTGATATCCACGTAATAGATATTGATGTCACATTCACAAGTGACCTACTATCTGAACCGTTGGTTGATACCTTCCCCTTAATTGGTCGTTTTGAAATTGACCATTTAAATAATTTGGTAAAACATAATAATCATAAGATTTACGATGAGGTCATAAAACTACCTGAATTCAAAGATTACCATGGTTTAAGTATGAAGTACTACGAGCCATATTTTTCAACAAACTATTTTGGTAGAAATTTAATGAGTTCAAAATCATATGTAATTTATCTTAAATACATCGCATATAATTTATTTGAAAAACAACTCTGTAAAGATATAAGATTTAAACTATTTTACACTGGCGATATAGATAAATTAGATTGGGAAACAATGTCTTTTGAAATACATAGTGAGTCTAACATACCGAAAATAGAGTGGACAAAATCCTTAATATTAGATTTGTTTGATTTTAAATATTCATACATAAAAAAACACTTATCTTTAGATGAATATGATTTCAATAATGAAATTCTTTCTAAGGATAAGTGTTGGATGAAAAGAGATAAAACTTCAGAGATGATATTACTCTGATAAAAACCCCTTAATCTTTTCTGCGGCCTCCTCAACTGTGTTGAATTGTTCGTCAGGTACGTTAAGTATAATCTTGTGTTTACCATCATCTTTAGTTTCTACTAAAGTAAACGCAGGTAAGAACTCACTACCAGAAGATTCAACGAATTGTTGGTATTCTTTTTCGTGTTCGTTAATATTTCTTACGTCAACATCAATACCTTCCTTATATATGATGTTTTTTAGGTTTTCACAGTGAGGACAACCGTCCATAGTATATAAAATTGCAAACTTCATTATAATATTTCTTTTACCATTTCACGTAATTGTGTTTCTGTTATAACACCGATTTTGTTTGTGACATTTTCACCTCCATTGAATCCTTTAATTGCCGGTATTGACCTAACCCCTAAACTAACAGCCATTTCCTTGTCTTGCTCTATGTCAAATTTATATAAACTAACTTCACTACCTTCTTCCTCAAGTTGTTTTGCAACTTTTTCCACTATCGGACCAATCATCCTACATGGTCCACACCAATCAGCATATAAGTCTACTATAAACTTTTCTCCGCTGTTAATTTTTTGTTTTAATTCTTCAGATGTTAATTTCATGATATTGTTTTGTATTTCTTAAATTTATTTAAGTAAAATATTATACTGTCTGTTGAACCTTCTTTAGATAGACAGAATAATTTATATATATTTTCATCTACTTTTTTTACGAAATAAAAAAGTATTTTATTATCAAATTCTATTAGTCCGTTATTATAAATAGTAGTTGAACCATTGTAGTATTTATTAGACCATATTATTTTGTTTGATTTAAGTATAGTCTGTAGTAACTCCACAGTATAAAAGTCTGTCTCAAGTATAGAGGGTTTAAAACCAATAATGTCCTCCGACAATTTTAGTAAATCATCGGGGACACTATCATAAGTATTATTTTTTTCTGTAATCAACTTATCGAAAGTTCTTCAGACATTTCAAGTGGTTGGTCTTGACCATTTTTACATAAATCAATGGTGTCACTAATCACTTTGGTTATCTTGTATGGGTCTCCATTAGAAGCTGGTCTTCGGTCTTCTAAATAACCGTTCCACGTTTTAGAGGTCTCAAGAGGAACTCTAATTGATGCACCTCTATCCGATATACCCCAACTAAATTTAGTTATATTTTGAGTCTCGTGAAGACCTGTCAAACGTAATTCATTACATGAACCGTAGTTTTCTATGTGTTCCAAATGACGAGATTCAAATAACTCAAGAATAGTTTCATAATATTCCTTATTACCATCTTCTCTCATTATTTTATCTGAAAAATTGCAATGAAGTCCTGAACCATTCCAATCACCTAATACTGGTTTTGGGTGAAACTCAATATGATAATCATATTCCTCTGACATTTGTTGTAGAATGTATCTAGAAATCCACAAATCATCACCAGCTTTAACCTTACCTTTACTAAATACCTGATATTCCCACTGACCTAACATAACCTCAGCATTTGTACCTGTAATGTCAATACCAGCCATTAGACAGTTTTCCAAATGTGAATCAACAAAACTTCTACCACTTACTTGTAATTTACCTACACCACAGTAATACTTTCCTTGTGGTTCAGGAAATCCGTCTTTTGGAAATCCTAAAGGTTTACCATCTTTCATAAGTGTGTATTCCTGTTCAAACCCAAACCAAAGATTTTCGTCTTCATTTGTAAACAATCCTCTTGTATTAGTTTCGTGTGGTGTTCCGTCAGGATTCATTACTTCACATAAAACTAAGTAACTATCTAACATACCTTTATTTAAAGGATTTGGATAAAGTTTAACGGGTTTAAGTACACAATCTGAAAAGTGTCCTTTAGCTTGTTGAGTTGACGACCCGTCAAATGCCCATTGAGGACAATCAGTTAACCCAACTCCGTGAACTTTTTTTCCGTTTACTTCATGTGTGGGTGAATTAATTATTTTTACCTTACTTCTTAGATTAGGTTCGGGTTCATACCCATCTAACCATATATACTCTAACTTAATTTTCATTGGTTTTTTTTAAAAAAATATTAATTTTTATTAAATAAGTCAACTTTTATCTCTTACAATATTTTTTACCTCCCTTAATATATATTGCACCATATGGTAAATTCTCAATGTTAGATAACTCCCTACCATTTATGTCATATATTTTACTGTTTGAAGTTTCATAAAGATTATTGATTTCTTCAATATTAACAGTCTCATCTACCTCATTTAACTCAATACCATCCCAAATCATATTTATACAACTGACAGGACAAATATGGGACAAAATATCTGGATATCCCGCATAAATTAGTGCGTAGTGACAAATATCAAAAATTTCATTTTTGTTTACATTGAAAATAACACTATCGTTTGGGTAGGTGAAGCATGTGTCAGTAATGTCATAGAACTCATTGTTAACGTTGAAGACAAATTTGGTTGTGTCTGTTGAGTATTCCATACTTACAGTATTATGACCTTTTAAAATTAATTGGTTATCAATAATTTCGTGGGTGATGGAAACTTGAGTACACCAATAGGGTACCTGTGAAAATATTTTGGGTGTGGTAACTAATACTAATAGGAGTGTTAAAATATTGTTTTTCATTGTACTAAATTTTTATAATTTCTAAAAATATAAAAAAAGGGATTCGAAAAACCAAATCCCTTTTCATTTTTTTATGATATTATTGTAAATTATTTAACCGGAATTGGAGTACCAACGGGATATGGTGACCCTTCTTTCGCAGCAGTAACAGAAGTCATACCTGAATCTACAGGAATAGCAAATCTTAATGGAATTGCCGCCTCATTTAAAGGACCGTAACATTTGGATAATATTATACCGTTGTCAAGTGTGTCTATAATGTCACATGGCATTGCAAACATATTACTCATACTGGTACTTGGTGAATTTGTGTCAACAATAAACTTACGATTAGTTGGTGGTAACCATTCCCATCCGTTAGTTTCAGGATTAAATTGTGGTACTGTATCACTTGATGTAAAGAACCAAAAGAATGACCATGTTGTTCCGTCTGTCCCATCAGGAGTTTGTTGATTTTCTTTTACATTAAACTCTCCCCAAGTTTCACTTTTACCTTCCATAGCCAAGTTGGAAATTGATAGTCCGTTCATAACAGGACAAATTGCACAACCTTCGTCGAACTCAGTTCCTTGTACAGTTATTTTTTTACCTGTAGGTACAGCACCTGACGCCCCACAAAATGAGAAAGAACCTTCATGTAGTACAACCACTTCTTCAGGTTCAGGAGCACATCCAAATAAAAATGTAGCAGATAAAATAGTAAATAAAATATTTTTCATGACTTAGTTTGATTTATGAACTTTAAATGGTGTAGATACTACTTCACCTTCACTTTGGTGACCTACTCTCCATCTTCTATTACTATTATCAGGGTCTGGTGTAGATTCAATCCATGCCGGACCTCCTTCAAATTCAAAATGAGATAATTCCCCTCCATGTGTAAAATTACTATGAGTACCCCATGTGTAATCCTTACCGAAAGTTGCGTTTAAGTCATCACCTGACATATTTTTAATATTTTCCCAATCAATTTCATCCTCATGCCAAAGTTGAAAACCTAATTCTAATACACCTGTTATTGTACTGATACCAGGAAAATCTGTATCTAACCAATCGTGATGTTCTCCCATATCTCCTGACATACATGCAGTAACTGAATAGTCACCTGAATTTTTAGAATATTCATGAGATTCACCTGGCTCAATTACCCCATAGTTAGATGCGGGAAATCCCTCAACTCTTGGGTCTGTCCATAAAGCATAACAAATAGGTACTTCAGTTTTATTTGTAAATTTTATTTTCCCTCCAGTTGCGCCGACAATAACGGTATCCACTTCCGTTTGTTGTCCACAACTTAGTAGTAAGAAGGATGACAACAATGTTAATAATGTGTTTTTCATTGTTTATGTTTTTTTAATGAGTTTATTTGATATTATATAATATCAAATTATAAGTATTAGTATACCTAATATTTTAAATTTTTTTAATAATAAAAAAGGGGTTCAGAAACTGAACCCCTCTTTCATATGTTTTATAATATTATCGTAAATTAGAAGTTATATCTTAAAGATGCATTCCAAGTTCTACCAAATCCAAACCACACTGAGTTACGTGTGTCAATACCGTTCCACGTATCTGATGTTTCAGATGCGTGAATATTAGTATTTGACTCCGCAATGTATGTAGTGTCGAATAAGTTATTTACGTTAACTCTAAACGTTGCGTTGTTACCTAACAAGTCAAAACGAGTGGTAACACCCAAATCAACTAAATTGTATGATGGTAACTTCAACGCCCCCTGGTTATCGGGTGTGAAGAAGTCAGAACCTGTGATTGAGTAGTCAGCGTAAAGTCCGTCAACATATCTCATGCCTAAGTCTACATTCACACCTCTAGTTACTCTGTAGTCAACACCTAAGTTTCCAACAACTTGTGCCGCATCACCAACTTTAGCACCTTCAGTATAAAGAACTCCTGTACCAATCTCTTCTTGATTTTCATCAAACAATGTGGTTTCAAAGTCTTTTGTGTACTTCCAGTCACCCAATGATAACATACCTGTGAGTTTTAAGTTGTTAGTAGGTCTATATGTAGACTCTAACTCGATACCGTTGTGTTGAACGTCAATATCTCTGAACTGTGCAAATCCATCAACTCCTTGAGCGTTAGTTAATGATAGTGCTCTAAATCTGTTACCCCATGTTGTTGCATATGCGTTAACATTAACAGTAAGTTCATCACCTAAGTATCCATAACCTAATTCAAATGAAGTTATCTCCTCATTTTGTAAGTCATCATTAATGTTGTTAGCATAACTTGGGAATACTGCTGAGAAGTTTGGTTGACGTGAGATGAATCCCGCGTTAGCAAATACATTAGACTTTTCATCAATATTATAGTTTGCACCACCCTTAATGTATCCACCACCTAAATTAGCGGTTTCTGAAATTGGGTTGTCTGGTTGGTCAAAGTAGTCTTCTCTTTGGAACGACTGATTTGATAATCCTGCTTGTACCACAGCATTAACTCTTCCATCATCATTATACTCGACAAGACCATTAACACCTGCCCATCCAACATTACCTACGTTATAGTAGTCAATTTTTGGACCGTTAAGACCTGTATTATTGAAAGGACTAGCATTTACAGTTGTGTTAACAAACTGACCTACGCTATTGTCGTTACCTGTTGAGTAGTACGCATCAAATCCCATAAGGTTGTTTACTGTACGATAGTGGTATCCTTTATACTTTCTGAGGTCGATACCTATAGAAGCTCTCCACTTGTCTTTATCGTACTCTAAATTAGAGATAGCACCTACCCAGTCGTGTGAGTTCATAGACGCTCTACGAATCATACCACCACTGTTAACACCTCCTTCATTATATCCATTTGAACCAATGAGTTGTCCGTAAAAAGGACTGTCCATTAAAGTTGAATCTGGAATTGTTCCGTCAGCATCAATACCATAAGTTTGAGCTCCTGATTGATTGTCTGCAACAATAGCATCGAAATCAATTGTACCGTCATCGTTGCGGAATTGAGTTGTACTATCTTCATACATGAACTCATACAAATCTTTTCTATAAGGATGGACATCGTAGTTTCTTCCACGAGGACCTGTTCCTCCACCACGACCAGCAGAACCATAAACCGAAGTATTCAATGTTAAATCTTCGTTGATATCCCAATCCCAGTTAAAGGTTGCAAGTGGTTTGTTATAGAAATTTCTTCTCATAGAGAACTCCTCCCCATTTAAAGTACCTCCATTTGTGTTCCAACGAGCGTTGATACCATCGTCATTCTGTTCTCCAAACGTTTGAAAATCTCTGATAGAAACCCAAACATCTCTTTGGTGGTGCCATTGACCCGCACCTAAGACAGATAGGTTTAAAGCGTGTTTTGAACCTTCAGGTTGATATCCAACAGCTCCGAAGTATGTCCAACCTTCACCACTGGTGTTGTCAACATATCCGTTACCTGCCCATCTACTCAACAAGAATGATGACGCCCATCCATTCTCATTTTTACCTGTGTTGTAGTTTACACTTGTTTTGGTATAACCATCATTACCAATAGTTTCAGATACAGAACCACCTTGTTCCTTCTCTGCCGCCTTGGTAGAAATAGAAACGGTACCACCAACAGATGGAACCGCCAAACGTGTTGCACCCAATCCTCTTTGGATTTGAATACCTGAAGCAACATCGGTAAGACCTTGCCAATTAGACCAATATACCCATCCGTTTTCCATGTCATTAACAGGTTGACCGTTAATTAGGAATGATGTGTTACGTTGGTCGAAACCCCTAAGAGATATTCTTGAGTCTCCGTAACCACCACCTTGTTTCGTAGCATAGACACCAGGTGTTCTATTCATGATTTCAGGGAATTCTTGGTTTCCGACCTTCAAAGCAATCTCTGATGGACCAATAGTTGATACCGCAACTGGTGTTTCCCTCACTTTCGCAAAGTCAACAACGTTTACGATTACGGATGCTTCATCCAAACCCAACGCCGTAGCGGTTAATGATATGGTACCCATATCTTTTAGTGCTGGTACAGTTATTGTTTCATACCCGATAAAACGTACAACTAAGTTTCCTGTAGCCTCACTGTCGAGAGTGAATTCACCTGATACATTAGTTGATGTTCCTCGTGTGTTACCTTCAAGATAGACATTCGCTCCGATGAGCTCATTACCTGTCTTAGAGTCAACAACTTTACCTGTAATTTGGGAGAATAGGCTCGTAGTTGAGACCATCATTACTCCTAACATAAACAATCGATTAATTAATTTCATTAGTTTTTTTTTAAGTGTTTATTGGTTGTTTATATAATAAAAAACTACCCCCACTCTGAGGGTAGTTCTAAATTCAATTTATGTGGTTTTTTCGGTTTTCGTTTCCGTAAACACGAAGGGGTCTCCTTCCCCGTCATTAATAAATGCGTAACCTCTTTCTATAAAAGCATCCTGTGTAGTACCCACACTGTCATAGAACTCCATCATAGCGTTTTCATATGACTCTTCATCCTCCATATCATCTTCATCAGGATATTCAAAGTCTTCATCTTCGTCCGTGAATATTTGGTTTTTATGAACTAAAGTACCTCCAACTGGGTCGTATGATTCATCTTCATATCTATTTTCTATTGCCACATCAGGGTCTAATTTAACAAGTAGATTATAAAGATGCATCATAAATTCTCTAACTGGATACCATGCAGATGTGACTTTAATTTCATTATCATCTATGGTATGTTCAAAGTACGCCCATTTAGGACCTATATTTTCGGTTGCCCATGAATTCATGGTTCCTCCCCCTTCACCAAGTTCAGGGTCGCTATAAAATACCTTTGCGAATCCTCCTGTGTCTGAGTATTCTAAAGAATCAAGTAAATCGATGTACTCATTCATCTTATTAGTTACTTTTTCATTTCCAACAACTCTAATGTTGTTACTTACGTGATTTGCCATGTTTGTAATTTTAAACTCATTAAGACTAATTAAACTTATTAATAAGAAAAGTCTTAATGTGTGTTTTTTTATTATCGCCCTTGTCCGCGATAACTCTTTTTATAATTTTTTGAATTTTTGTTCTTAGAGCTCTTCGTTTTGGAGTGTACTCCAGGTCGATTTACCGTGTTTTTGGTTTCGTAACCACCCGCAATTTTTGCCATTTTTTTTTATTTTAAAAAGTTTTACAATACAAATATATGATAAACTTTTCTAAATGTCAAAACGGTAGGTCAAAATCTGAATCAATATTTTCATACTGTTCGTCCCAATCAGGTGTCATACTTTTAATTACACCATATCTATTCTCAATAAATGTGGCATTTCTTTCTATAACTTTACCATTATTGAACTCTTTGAACATTTTTGTAAGTTGGAATATTCCTTTTTCATAGAGTCTACTTAATCTGTTGTCAAGTATTTTCATTAACTCCTCATCCCAATCATCTGTAGATTGATTGAATTTTTTTCTGTTCTGTACTCTTTCGAACCCCAAAGTAGTAATTAAATACTCTACGGTAATTCTATCCCCACCAAACATTGTATTTCTCCTTAATGATATTATTATATTGTGTGGTTTCTCAATATAAGTCCTAACACAATTAGATTGAGCTTTAGATTCTTCGTTATATTGAGAGGTGTTAGTAAGTAATACAGGATAGAATTCAAACCCGTCATACATAATCATTTCACTTACTTCGTTTTGAAAATTCTGTCCGTTGAATCTGCTGACTTTACCGTCTCTATAATTTTCTAACAGTTCAGTGATTCTATAGTGTTCTTCATTGAATTCATCTCTATCTGTAAACCTCATCTTAAACTCCTCCCCAAATTTACTAAGTTTATTTATTGTAATAAGATGGTCCATTATTATATTCCAAACTATTTCAGAATCATTGTTTATCAAATTAACAATTCTTTTCTTATCTAAATTACTCAAATAAAATATCTTCTTTTTTGTAAACGCATCTTGGTTGTAGTAATTATGATATAAGAAGTTACTCTCGTCTTTGAAAAAAGATTCTCTTATCGTATTGAAGTAGTCAACTCCCATAGTATGGTATACATCAACTAAAGTATTAAAGTCTATGTGTGTGGCTTGATTCAGAATTTTTCTCACCCTTCGACCTTTTAAATTCGCAATACACATAAAGTAGTTAACAACATTACCATATTTTAGTAGTTTGTTTTTAGGTGTGGCAATAACTGTGTATTGATTTACCGAATCAGGGTATGAGACCTTATTATCTTTTAAATACATCTTATATATTTCTCCTTCCAAATAGTTTGACTTATAATCAAATAAAATATTGTTATTTTGAAATATAGAATATGCAAAAATTCTTAAGGCTTCATTCGCTATCTCATCACCTAAAGTAAGCGTTTTATATTGTGTAGAAATTAAACTCTGCCAGTTGTTATTATTTTGTGAAATTAAGTGATTAACATTTCTTCTTATCGCAAGTTTAACTTCAGTTAAAAATGGAAGGTAAAATGTATTACACCTTATTTTTTTTGACTTTATCTTTTTTCTTTTTGACTCGATAGTACCATGATAAAAATTTTTACTTTTATAGTTATAAGTCACAAATCTATGAGTTTTTAAAACTGAAAAATATTGTTTACCTACTCTTCTTCTTCTAACCGTGTGTGACCATCTAATACTAATCTTATTACCATCTTTTACTACTTTTATTTTACACTGTGTTATAATAAGTTCTTTAGTTTTATCTGCGTAAAATTTCTTTACCTCGTCGTTTTCAATGTATTGAGTGTTATCTGTGTAAAACTTACCCTCAGGATTTTTACACATATTTTTTACGATTTCTCCACTATTTACAGGACAAAAATCTTTATAACCAATCATATGATTACTTTGGTAATCTCTCTCATAAAGTATAATACCACTCATATTTAGTTTAAGTAAATTGTACCAAATTTGGTTTCTGATATTGGGGTAATTGGAGTTACCTCTCTATTATCTTCAATATTTAATTCGACTAATATTTCCAACATCTGTTTCTGAGTTAGTTGTATGTCCTCCCCTTTTTCATGATTAATAAGAGAGACTCTTTCCATTTCAGAAAAAAATTTGTCAGGGTTATTGTTACCAATTAATGTAACTAACTCATTAGGATTCTCGTTGAAAAATGTTTTCATTTGAGAGATATAAATTTGTACGTCTATATTCATGAAAAAATGTCTATAAAATAAAAATAACCACAAAAGTGGTTATTTTCAAGTTTTATCTGAAGATATGTAATCCCTTTTTGTTTTCAATATCATCAGGGATTTTAACGTTTGGACTATTCTTTAGATTTACGACCTGAAGGTTATTCAATTTTGAAATTTCTTCAGGTAGATTTTGTAGATTTGGATTATTAGGTAGTGAAAGGAATACTAGATTATTAAGGTCTCCAATCTCTTTTGGTAATTTACTTATAATACCTTCCAAATGAAGTGCGTTTAGATTCTTAAATCTACTAATTGATTTCGGAAGTTCTACCGAAATTTCATCATTATCTCCCCTATATCTAGAATTTGACTTAACAAAATCAAGTCTTTCCAAATTATCAGGTAAGTTATCGAAAAACTCATCAAACCCGTAAAGAGTGATAAACTTAGACGCTGAATCTTTTGGGTATTCAACCGAAACTGAAGTCCCTTCGGAACCAGTTAATCCTTTCATAAATTCAGGTTTGAAGACCTCTTTAAGTTCAGGATTTTTGGTTAAGAAAGGTACTAATTCAATCTGACGGTCATCAGGGTCCATATATTGATTACTTGGGAAATGGAACTGATATCTTAACGCTGGAAGTCCTGATACTTCACCAGTCGTTCTATCGTCGTTTCTAAATGATTTTGCCTCATTAGGAATAACTACATATAAAGGACCATCTTTAATATAATTATTGAACCATCTTAAACCAGGTGCAGATGTACACCATCCCGTTTCACCTTTACCTGGCCTCAACATATTACCACCGTAAAAACATGCTGCGTCACGTCCTAACTCTCCTTGGTCTTCAATTTTTACAACTGTCCACTCACTCCCCTTATGAATAATTTCACCACCAGGGTGCTCATACGTTTTAGCTGCGGTCTTTTTTTCATCTTTACTCGCCTTAGTTTTTTCCAAACTAAAATCAGTGGTGATATCCATAAGACTATTTATAGTGTGCTTGTTGATGTCTCTTTTTTCTTGTTCAATTTGACTTTTAAATCTATCAAACTTCTGAAGGTCTTCAGTTGTTTTAAACAAATCCTCAAAGAAAAGCCTTTGCAGTTCACTCATCTCTTCTTTGAATTGTGGAGTTCCGTAATCGGATTCAGGTTCTAACTTAAGAAACTGTTTAATTAACCATGGACTATATGTTCCCGCCTTCTTAATCTTATCCCCATCTCTACGAGTGGTAGGGTCTGCCAAGATAATTGTATCCAATTCTTCCGGCTTAATTCTAGCGGGTTTTACTTTATCGCCCTTTTTCTTAGGTTGAGCGTATGTCTTTTTCAGGATTTCATAACGACCCTGTTCAATAATGAGTCCTTTTAGTAGTCCGCTAAATTTCATCTCTTTCTTTTTCATATAAATATGTTATAACTGTAAAAGATTACAGATTGTAGTTCAAAATAAGTAACTCAGTTCCTTTGTTTTGTGTCTTACCTTTACTTGCTGATGCCGCTTTTACAAATTCTTTCTGTTCCCAAATATAGTCATTTTTTGGAAACCACCCACTTAAAAGTTCAAAATCATAGTACGATAACGAAAACTTTCCTTTGATATTGTTTAGAGTTTTTGCCAACCTTTCGTGGTCATTCCTATCAAAGTCGTGATTAGAATAGTAGTTCTCTGTTTTCCAGTACGGTGGGTCTAAGTAAAAGTATGTCTTATCTCCATCGTACTTGTTAATGAGTTCCTCGAAGTCCATATTTTCAACCACATTAATTTTGTCGAACTTAGTTAACCACTTGTCGTTCTTCAACTTATCTCTAAACGTAAGGTACTTTGATTTGTACTTTCCCTTCAAATCGATATAGTTTGATGTCTCAGGTTTACTACCACTAAATACCTGTGTGATAATGTATGCGTACTGAGCAGCAACATCATAATCAGGGTAGTTTATTTCAAAGTCGTCTGCGAATATCTCAGATTGAAATTCTTTGAATAAGTCTTTGTATTCTGTAGGTGTATTCTCCACCCCTCGTTGTTGACAGGGAATAGACTCAATAGATTTAAGAAGTTCTGACGGGTTCTGTACACACATAAAGAGATTGTAATTCAACGGATTGAAATCGTTGTATACAATATTCTTAAGGTTTGGGTACTCATCCAAATCCATGTTATAGTAACACCAAAACATACCTCCGAATGGTTCGACATATGTTTCCATGTCTTTTGGGTAATATGGTACAATCCATTTACCTATTTTACTTTTTCCTCCGATGTAACTAAGCATACTTTTCGATTTACCACAAATATAGTAAAGAAAATTCAAAAAGCAAATTAATCTTGATTTTTTAATTTTTCAATCAATACAGATATAACGGATATAGTTATTATTGAGATTGAAAGGATTAAAAAAGTATGTCGAATATTGCGAAACCTTTATACATAATGTATTAATAATACTATAGCTACTGAAACAAGTAGACCAACTAATAACTTTAAGAAATCTTTAGCTACTATAGGAAATACTTGTTTTAAATTACCTTTCTTAGTTAGGTATGTGTTTAAAGCAAGTTCTCTACCACACAACAATCCAACAAATACCCATGTAGTTGACATAGGGACGTTATTTAATTGTTTAAAATACAATAGTAGGAAAGCATACACTAAGTCAATTAAAGTCGCTGAGCGAACGTATTTTGTATTTTGTTTGTCAAGAACTATCTGCTGTATCTTACCACCTTGTTGATAAAATATCCACCCCAATCCTATAGTAAAAAAGGTTATAACACCTGACAGTTCAACAACTGAAAGTTGTCTTGGTAAGAACACTGCGATGTTTGCGATATCGTGTGAAAGCCACGTAAACCACAAAAAACTTGTGGTTAACCATTGTCCTATTCTCCAATATTTTTTATTACTTTCTTTTATGTCGTTATCTTCGTTGAATACTCCTGATATTAAGAACCATAATCCGTACGCCGCCACAGCTGCCAGACCATATCCTACAATACTTTTCATTAACATCTTCTCTAATACAAATGTTGACGCAAAAGCCGATAATACCAAAAATGATGTAGACACAGGAATACCTTTTCTTGTTAGGGCAACTAAAGCAAGAGGTGCAAGTGCGTGATACCACTGTACTTCTTGGAAGGGTATCTTATCTAATCTACCAAAGGATATGTCACCGTCATATACATTCCATCCATATATTAATGTGAAAGCCATTACGGATGAAGCGGCTAACCATAATACATACCATTTAAATTTTTCTTTATTTGATGCAATCCATGTGCCGAGCGTTTGTACACTATCATTGGCAATTACTGAGTAACCCGCCAATGTAAATCCTATTAATGAAAGTAATGTCATATTTTTAAATTTTTATAGAAAATCTGAATCTTATGGTTTTAGAATTATCCCATCCAATCCTGTAAGTAAATTTATTATTTTTATATGGTATGTCAACAGCCACCGCTAAATTATATAATTTATCATACCAAAATTCTTGTTGTACCCAAAGTTTGAACTTTTCAAATTTATAAATTAATCTAGGTTCAAACGTTGGTTGGTTATTTTCAATCTTATAATGTAGTGGTACACTAAATATTATCGGTGATTCCGTAAAATTAAAGTTGTGTCTGTATGTGACTCTATTCTCATCCAACTTTGTTTTGTGTCTGAGTTCAAGTCCTCCCTTTTCAGTAATTTTGTGACTAAATGTTATGTAGGATTTTCCGTTGGTTCTCATCTCATAACCTATTTTTTGGGATAGGAGACTACAACTGAATAATAACATTAAAAATGTTAGTGTTAGTTTCATAATAATAAATTTCTAATCATATATAGAAATAGATTATTCAAAATTTCACATTATCTAATATGTTAGCCTTGTGTTAACAATTAAGAAACAATATTACTTATAACAATTCTTATAAGGTTTACACGAAGCTTTCTGTGAGAACCCCATATCTTTACAAAGCGTTTTTTCACAATAAGATTTACTCATCTTACGAGTTCCCTTATCATTACTTTGTTCTTTCTCCTCTAAGTAGGATTTAATAACACGTTTAATAATACTATTCATCAAAATATAAATATAATGGAAGA